TTCGGACATCTGGTTGGTCATCCAACCAAATAAGATAATCAAAATCTACTTCTTCAAGTTTGGTATTCTTCCATTTACCAAATCCCATGACGTGGGAATGATAAAAACTCCTGGCTTCATCATACGGCATTGGGGTGAAGTTATGCTTCGGTGGTTTACCTACAAATTCTTCTGCAACTCGACGAGTAACTTCACTTTGTTCTTCAGTTGTGAATGGGTACTCGTCGAGTACGTTGTTAATTAATTCGATGCACGCAGTTACAGCTTCACTTTTTTGAATGTTACGTCGAAGCTGCAACTCTTTATCTTCATTATTACAACTTGCCATTTGCAATCAATCTCCAATCTTTTTCTAGGCGTTCAGTAAGCTCTACAATTTGCTGCGAATGTTCATAGCAAGGTGTGATATTCCAAACTCTCGGCACTCCAAGTGGACAATCTATTACTGGCCAACTTCCGCTACAACCACATTCGTAGCGAATAATTTTAGCAACGTAGACAGCTTTCAGCATCATCTTCTTCTCCCTTGTTCAAGAAATTGAATTGCCTTAATAATATTATCTGCTGCTTCCATTCCATTTTTTATAGAAGTATCATACCCATCTAACTTTTGTTTTGCGTATTCAGGATTAGTAGCAATTTTTTGTACATCAGCACGATTAGTTACTAATGTCCTGATATAAAATTGTTCATTTTTAAAAAGTTTTTGTAGTTGTGAAATGTCATTTATCGCAATATATTGCTGTATGCTATATGTGTGCTGTGGTGTTGTCATTAGAACTTTTCCTTTAAGTAATCAGGTGGAGGTATATCCAAGTTTAATTCTGCAATGAACTTGATGAATTCGGTGGTCTTGGAGTAGCGATCACCTTTGATTTTTTGAAGTGCATTGCATTGAATTAACTTTGCAAAAAACGTCGCACCTGTATGAAAATCTCCGCATAAGTCTCGAACAAAATTACTCGATATAACATCCTCTGATCCTAAACGCACGATGATAGATTTCGCATTCATCATGCCGCGAATGAAATCTTCCAATGATTTCTTATCTCGTAGTAATGTTGACGCTTTCACCGAATTTGCTTTTTCATTTAATTTAATTGAAGGTGCAGAATAAATTCGATCAAGATATCTTGCAATATAATCAACGTGACAATTTCTTACTACTAACTTTTCCTCTTTATCTCCTGGTTCGTAGCTGCAAGTACGTGCTGCTAATGCAGTAGATAATTTTGCAATCTTTAAATGAGCGGCATTCGTATTCAGTATAGGCGGTCCATATCCGTACTTCTCACAAAGTACAGATGTTGTCTTTAGGATATGCGGTATATCCTCAAACTCTACCTCAGTACACTTCCACGCTTTTAATACGAGTTGCTCGCATAAAATATCAGTATAAACATGTGATATAACTGGTGGTGAAAGACGTGTTTCATCGAGTAACTCGCGATTAATATCGTTCTTACCAATGACAACTACAAAGTCAAATCTTCGTAAATCTTCATAACGTGAGATTATACCTGATGCTGCATCTATTCCATAGGTATAGCTATCTATTTGTCTACCATCCGCTGCATTACTGAGTGCGATTAATCTAACTCTTGCTTTCTTTTTCCTATTCTCAATCTTACTTAACTTTATCTCTCCGCTTGATCTAACTTCAGTAAACTTTGTGAATACTGTTTCCGCCATTTGTTTTAATTCTTCAAATATGACTAACATTCTGTCATTCTTTGGATAAACACCATATACCGCAAAGTTCTTTTTACCGTGTGAATCAATACCGATTAATAACCCTGCTGGTGTAGCGTTCTGGCAATCAACTGTCACTCCAAGTGAATAATGATGTTGAATTTGCTTTGTTATTTCAGATTTACCTTCTGAAGTATCACCTACCAGTAATAACTCCAACCAACCATTACAATATGTTTCGCCTAAATTGAAATGTAATACGCTATGATATACAAGATCAACTGCTATATGAACGTCACGACGTTGATATATGCGTGTAACATTTGCTTCAAAATCAGTGTAGATTTGATTGAGCTTTTCATCTATAGCATCAATTGACCAGTCACGCGGTTTGAATATCGAAAGTTCTGCACTTGCTGGTGGCAAATAAGAATCGAGAGCATCCCTGGTTTTTTCAATGCTACTAATTAGATAAGATGCTGCTTGCGTCTTTGGTGATGGATGTAATCTGCCGATTAATTTATACGTCTCAGGCTCAATTACTGGCGGACCATCAATGATATATCCTACTCGTTGCGTTAATGGTTCAGCGCGTGAAGTTGCTTCTATTTCTTCCTCTAACCTTACTTCTGCAACGGAATAACTTTCCTTGGCGGCAAAAGAACAAACTTTACAAGATGGAGGAATACGAAAGCATTCTCTAAATGTTTTGATATGTTCAGAAGTCCGTTCACCAATAAGAGCCAAGATTGCAGGATTTTCAGGTGCAATCTTCATTATCGTACCGATCATTCCATTTGATTCTTTAGACAACATCGCAGCACTATTAACATCACAGTGCATACATATTGCTTGTCCACGTGGACATGATACCTCTACTTTCGATGCAGCGAAATAAGTATCATTATTCACAGCAGCAACTATTGCACTTATTTCAGTACGCTTACCAACATTTTTTGGATCAAACCCATCACGAAAATATACGGGCATTGGTGTATCATCTAATAGTTCACCAGCAGGAATCATTACCCATTCTGGAGTTTCGAGCAGTTTTGCGTATAGATCACCTCCAAGCCTCAGAAAATCGTTCAAATCACCCTTTTCTAATAAACCTACTTCTTCTGACGTAAATGTAACCTTGTGAATCTCCCTCGCAACTGGTTTTAGTAGCCTACATCTTATCTCAGCGAATCTCTTACCTGTTTCGTCAACATCACAATTAATCCAAACTAACTTATTTTCAAATCTCCAACTCTGTTCGATTGGCCACATATTTTCTCCGCACGTAGGAGCAACAGCGCCAATATCATATTTATTCAAGATAGCAGCAGCGGCATACGCTTTTAATTCGCCACCACATATTAATATCTGATCGTATTCAATCTGCTCGATAGGTGTGAATCGAATTTTCTGCTTATCTTTTTGTGCAAGATTAAGGAATTTGAATTCCTTAGCGCCTGGTAGATATAGGCGCATATTAGCATAATCACCAACATCATTTACGATTGGGATTGCTATTCTTTTTTGAACACCAGTATCATAAATACCTAAACGATATTTACGAATTATTGCTTCTGTTATGCAACGATGATGCAATTCATGTAGAAAAGTTGGATGCTTCCAAATCTCTTGATGTAATCGTTCTACTTCACTAGGTGCAACCGGATTCTTACAATCTGATTTTATATTGAACTTTTGATTGATTTGATAGAGCGATAGATTGCTATACTTGATTAAGTAACTTTTGAATGACGCATTCTTATTACATACAAAACAATGGAATGCCCCTGTTTTATGATGGACTCCAGCACTTGCTACTTGATCGTCATGGTACGGACATTTTACTTTAAACCACTCAACACTTTTTTCATGTTTAATTCCGAATTCTAGCAATACAGATAAAATATCTGTTTGCATTTTATGCCTCCTGCCGTATTTAATACGGTTGCATTTGCGCAAGAAAAGAAGCGGGGTGGTTGTCCCCCGCTATTGAGAACAAAGCTAGAATTTAGTTTCTTGCGATGCAGGCGCGGCACCGTCATCTAAATCATTTTCATCAAGATCAAGTTCCATTTGTTTGGAATCAATGATTTCTTGTAAGCCTCTGCTCATTTCAGCATAAAGTTTATATTGAGTTTCCTCAAGATATGGAATTGGATCATTAAAGAAATCCATTCCAATCCATCTTCGAGTTCCCTTTCCCTTTCGCGGAGATGATGTTGTTCGCCAACGACAAGGAATAATACTTTTTGTCGCGCGAGCTTGCCAAAGATCAATTAAAGATTGACCATCACGAAATGTACCACCACGAAATACCGTTGCAACTGGTCGCATTGCAAGTTCAGGTATATCGCAAAATACAAATAAGAAGTTGAGAAATTCTCGATACTTAATATCGAGTTTTGGTTCTTCTGGACAAGGTTCATCAACATACTTCATCGCTTTTTGAGCGATTTCAGATTTTGGATCATAAGACATATCACGAATGAATCGCAAGTCCGGTTTATCTGCCGGGTTCATGCACGCATAGAAGCGAAAGAAATTCGTGACAATGAATGATGCTGGTTGTTCAGAATCAGCGATTAATCGCATATCTGGAACAATAACAATATCGCCATCTTTGAACTGTGGTTTGAATTTGTCTCCCGTAGTTCCTTGAATAATCTTCAATCGCGGTGGACGAGCATATCGTTTTAAATCCTGCTCAAATGATTGTGCTTTGATTTCTGCCAAATAAGAAGGAACTTGTTGCGGAACAGAAACGCCTGTTTTTGGAGATTCACTCATGGTTACGACAGACTCCTAATTTAAAGTATTTAAAAGAATCATCACGACCAGCAAAAACAGCATCAAAAGGATAACCGTTTTTTAATTCAGTCCATTCTTGTTCTGCAAGAATTAATGTCACTGTCTTATTACATGCTTTGCATTGATATGTTATTTCAATATTCCCATCACTGGCCAGCTTCACCGATAACTGGCGTAAGCTCCATAGGAAGATTGGATTGCCTCCTTTCTTGTAGCCTTGTACTTTCTAATTGAATTAATGAATAGAATAGCTTCTTTGCACCAATACCAACTTTGTCGAATTTAATTGGTAATGCGGGAATGCTATTTTCAATCACCCATTCCGTTTCAGTCAAGAATCGCACTATCCAAACCTTCACTCCATGCTCTAAGAATCGTCTGTGAATGATAGTTTGGATTGTTCTAGTTTCTGTTTCTGGATTCTTAAATTCAATCCAGATATGGACATCTTTATAAAGGACAAGAGCATCAGGTAATCCTGGTTGTTGCATTTTATTGCCAACCATGCTAATTGCGAAGCAATTAAATTCTTTCCTCCATCGTGAAAGAATATCAGACTTTCTTTTTGTCTCACGCATCATGTCATCATTGGCCATATTAGTTCCTTTCTGGAGTTTTAAGAATGTCATCGTACTTTTCGTTAGCTTTATCTTTTATCTCAATTATCTTTTGAAGCGCAAATAACGCATTTTGAAGATGAGGATGTGAAGGGCTATCCTTCTTGCTCGACATTGCTGAAATAGCAATTACCGTATCAGCAACAAAATAAGGTACGCCCGAACGATAAATTTGAACGAGAAAGTTGAGTCCGTTCATTAGGCGAACTTTATCTTCATCAGACATCTTCGCCATTGCATCGTTCATTAAATTCAAACCTTCATCGGCCGCTAATTGTTTAATGTCTTTCATGTGATTATAAATCCTTCTTCATGGTTACTCTAAGTTTTTGAGTCGAATTGATTTTACCAGTTAGTCCCCACGGAACTTGCTTCGCTTCTGACATCGCATCATAAATCCTTTCAACAATTGTTGGGTAATGAGGACGAACTTCATCAGGTTGCAACTGTTTCACAAATTCTTCATATCCTTCTTTTCCTGGCGCATTAGGAAATTCGACGTAGAAAGAAGGATTAGGTGAAATAGTGCAATACTCACCTGGGTAATTCTTCATATTTGCTGAGGCAAGAGTAAGCGACGCATACTTTGCCGCGTGCGATTCGAGTTCATTTAATTTCTTTTCAATTTGTTCAAGAATCTCTTTTCCCTTTCTACAAACAAAAGTCAGGTTTGATAGATGTGCAAGATTAGTTGAGTTAGTAACTATCTTCTCATCAATCTTACCTAAAATTGGAATTAATTCAAGTAAGCCTTTAAGCTCGTTAGCTAAAATTTGATGTTCACGATCAAGGGGCATTGTCTTTTGATACGTTAGTACCACTCCAATTTTGTTTCACTAATAAATTTCTTAGACACTTGTAATAACGAAAATAGAGTTACGATCCAGTAATCTTCCTTTATACAATAAAGAGCACGTCCCATTAATGTTTTTAATCCGTTTGGTTCACCATCAATAAGTTCACCTGTTGCAAGCACCATACCTTTCGTTAATTCAAATTCAGGTTCATCAAATTTAACAAATAAGATAACTTCTCTAAAAGCAAGAAGTGCATCCTCACCAAAAATAATGTTAGAGTGCTGAAAATGCTTCAAGCACTTTTCACAAATAAGTTCTGGTCCATCACAAGCATCAATCCAGAATGGCGACCAAACTGCATTATGCCGACTTGCATTCTCATTCATACAACAATTGCAATACGCTGTATTCATTTTAACGGTTCACCTCACCTTTTGATACGGGGCGCACCAATGTTCGATATTTTCTACATTCTTTTGAATTACACGAAATTCAACTTTACAATCTTTGCATCGTATTAGATACTTTGGAGAATAGGATTTTGGATCTTCATCCCAATAAGCCGCTAAAACTTCATATGGCCCAACATTAGTTCCTATCACTAGTGACGGAACTGGTTTTTTAATTTTGTCTTTATACCGGCGATAATCCATTCGTGAAACATTTAAAGCTTTTGCCATTGCACGATCTGAATATTCAGATTTATCTGAGCCTGTTCGTAAACCATTTGTATTCCTTTTCTTATCAGGATAATAATCACCAAGATCACATTTAGCACATCGTTTTTCATTTAATCCAATAAAGAAAAACAAAGCTTTTTGAACACTGACTGTTACTTGTGTACGACATCGAACACAAATAATATAGCGATTATACCAGATGCGACTTTTACCAAATGCTTCTGGATTATGAGGTACAGCTATACCTAATTCAAATTCTCCAAATTCTCCTTTAAATCTAGTTCCTGGAAATAGTGTTATCGTCCTGTACGTTCCATTTGAAATGAATGCCGCATACGTGCGTGGAAAGTTACGCATCATCTCAATAATAGAATCTTCGTGAATGCTCTCCACGTCAATCTTTTTACTTTGAAGATACTTTTTGAACATCCATAGAATATTCTCTTTCTTATATGACATTTCATAAACATAATTTGGATCGTCGCATACCGGACAAAATCCAAATCTTTTCTCTACTCCTACTTCATCCGGTCCAATTGAACCTAATGAAGTTGCACCTAATCCGGCATCTATTAGGCCATCATCGTAAGTGAAATACTTATTACAGTATCGACACTTCTTCTCTTTCAACATTACCGTTTTACCCCCGCTCGAATCTTCACGAATACGAAATCACCGAATGGTTCAATCTCATATTCGTATAATGATTCTGTAAACACTTCATCGTGTTCAAGTTCAAATAGGAAAGCATTACATTCGGCAGTTACCCAAAAGCGTCGAATATTAAATGGTAGACGTGGATAGCCGCCATCATAAGGTCCACCATGTATCTTTGCATAGAAACGATGTTTTTCATAGCGACGTGGATGCCTTTTGATTATCTCATCTGAGATAAACTTATCACAGTTTATACAAATGAAACCACTTGGTGAAGCAGTTACACGACGCCAGAAACACTTCCCTACTTTACACATGACACTACTCCTTTTCGTTTTGAATTTCTTCTTGAATTTCTTCCTGAATACGACGTGTAATTTCTTCACGGTGAACAGATACTCCGCGTGGAGCATTAATTCCAATTCTTACTCGGTCGCCACGAATCTCACATATTGTGAGAATAACATCGTTGCCGATCATAATACGTTGACCTTGCTTGCGTGCTAATACTAACATTCTTGCTCTCCTTGCTTTTGAATTTTCACTATGCAAAACGCATACTTGGACCACCATTAAATTCAACTACAATTGGTTTTCTCAATACTTCAAAATGTCGTTTAATTCCTCCTTTCTCTGGATAAGTATGCTTAAGAACAATTCCTAAATCAGTATCAAGCATTTCAATATGAAAATGCTCATTACCGTCCCCGTCAATGATGTGCGCGCTATTCAATCGTGGCTCATCGTGTTCCCAATCGTATATCATTTGATTTCTCCTTTCGTTTCAGTTTTCAAGAGTTGTTCTTGTTTGAAAATTTCTTCATTCAACTCGTCTAAAATGATCTTTGACATTTCTGCTGCTAATGCTCCAGCTTGATTATCACGGTCATAGAGATTCAGCAGTATGTCAATGAATTGTCTGTTTCTTCGTAGGCAATCAAGCCTTTTTTCTACTGGTAGAGTAGGATCAATTGGCGTTTTAACTGGTGAAATTACATTTAGCCGTTTGGCTAGTGCATCAAATCGTATCATCTTTTATCCTACTTCTCTAAATCAATCAGCATATAGAACACGTAATTCATTGTCAACTTTTTGTACAAGCTCATCGGATGATATTGTTCAATGATGAAGTATCCAACGTACTTCTCATCGACAACCAACCACTCTTTTTCAATATCATTCTCAAATGTTACGAATTTGATTCTATCTTTCCAAAGATTCGGGTCATCTTCTTTAATGATGTTCTTCAGAATCTTCTCTTTTAGCTCAGCGCATGCTTTAGCAAATTCAGCACACTTTTCTTCAATATACTTACTAACGTCCATCATTCATTCTCCGTTTTGGAAATAAAACTCGTTATCGCTACTCTACGCGAACTAGCGCGCTTCAAACGCTGAACATCGTAGAGCAGCAATAAAGGGTATTACTTCATTTTATCACACTCCTTTCTTTCAAACATTCTTCTCCACGAGGTAATTATGCAAATTCATCAACGCACCAATGTACTGTTTCCGGTTATCTTTCGTTTCATCGTGTCGATCAGCTAATTGACGAAATGGAGGAACAATATCATCTTCCAAATCATCACGATAAACACTATAAAGTAAACGATGTGCTTCACGAACGCCACCACAACGTAGCGAATTGATTGCACATAATCGTTTACTTGTACCCGGATGCAATTTGTCGAGTTTGACGATATTCAAATCATCATCTTCAAATTCAAAATCTTTGTGATCGAACTCTTTGAGAATTGCAGCCCCGGCGAGACAGCAATAACAAACATCTTCACTTGGTTTATAAACCCAAGCGCTCATATTGATGCAGATGTTGGGTTCGTCCAAAATCTTTTCGAAATCAGATATAGCCAATAAGAGAAGATCATGGAGAGTTTTGCATTCTAATAGTCGGTTCATAACTACTGTCCTTCCTTTCTAAATACCAGTTTCAAATAGATACTGTTGCAATCTGCAAAGGTCACGGACAAACTTATCCGCACTAATCTGGAATCTTGTCACATGTTGGTCCCAATATTTGTCGCATTCCTTCACTTTGTGAAAGTAACAATACGCATCATTCACGCCACCTGTACGCAATGCGTCGATTGCGTAAATTCGATCAAGTAACTTTGGATATTTGTTTCCAAGTTCAGATAGATCAAGAATCTTATGGCCTGCCGGATAGGTTTCTGGATGGTAGAACATCTGGCAAAACTCTAATTCAATTCCTTCTTGCAAAAGACATGCTCCAGCTAAACACCCAGTACATTTATCTGCCGGATCATTGTCGTAATGAACAAGCCAATCGCCCATTGAAACTTTGAAGTTGGGATTCTTCAATTGCAATTCAAAATCTTCAATTGCAATTTGCAATAGTTCGTGCAACGTCGTTGCTTCCATTAATCGGTTATTCATCTCGACCAACCTCCAATACTACGATGAAATTATTCGGTCGCAACTTTAACACGCGAGTACGAACACGTTCGTACTCATCAACTGTCACTTGATTCCCGTTAATATAATAACGGTCAGGTGTGAATTGTTGAGACATTCCACGGAATTCTTCAATGTAAAGACCACCGTTCTCGGCTGTGAATTCAATAATAAGCATTACTTCCCTTTCAATTTAGCACTAAGCACTTTATCTAGTTCTTTCGCCGCGTCATTCCATTGCTTATACTGTTTTTGTTCCATTTTAGCTAAAGCGTTGTGTCTCTCCTTAAACTCAATATTCAATGAATTCGCCCATTGAAAAGATTTCTTTTTATGCCATGCTGCGCGTTCATAACAAAAATCACGTAGCCATAATAATGAACTCATTATTCGTCCCAATCCTCCGCGTTAGCTTGTTTCACGGCACAAAGATAAAGGCAGCAGCGAGAAATCAAGTCGAGTTGTTGCCAATACTCTTTTACCGAATCAGGTATGTAGTTACGCCAGTCGTGACACTTATTTGGCTTACACCATTTCGTGTTAGAAAGTTCTATAGGATGAAACGACCCGTTGTTCTCGGTAAAGATTGACATAAGTAACGAATCAGGTATAGCGGGCTTGACCTCACTAAACGCTAATTCAATTACGCAAGTTATATCTTCACTATGGACGTGAAATATTCTCCCGCTTATATTGTGTTTGAATACTGGATTTAAGCCGATTGATGGATCAGATGAAAGGAATTGACACCCAAACCATTTAACTTTTCCATCAAATTCCTTTATTTGAACCAAATAAGACTTACTTGGATCAAATACTTCAAACTCCGAACGATTAAAGACTTGTCGCATTATTGTTGACACTCCTGTGGCATTGGTCCATTATGCGATAACCAATTCTCGATCGCCTGCTTGTGAATTGACAATGCTAATTGCGCAGCAATAGTTAATTCAATTGGAACAGCGATTCGGTATCGACCGGGTAACATATCATCACCAAATCGAACTGAACCTCTAGGACCACTTCCCATTGGATGAAGTTTCGTGTGATTCGTATGAAGTAATACGTGCGGAATAGAATTATTCCGTAGAACGCACGATAGCTCGCGCTGATGCTTCATTCCGTAATAGTCCCAAGGCGTTGTTGAAGATGAGGGAGTGTAATCATCAATTACACAATATCCAACTGGAACTTGTTCTTCAACATGGCGAATGCCGTGATCTTCGTAAATCTTTATTTCGATAGTCATTACTACTCCCTTCCTGGTATACAAATCATATTACCACAATCTTGACATTGAACCGCATTTAGCAAATGTCTATACGGATCATAACGATACTTCCAACCACAATTACCACATTCGACTTCTGCGGTTTTGAAATCAGTTTTGAAATCAGGATATTCTTTAGTTGGAGTTTGCACACGCACAAACTTACCGTCGATCTTCTGATATAGTTCCCATTTCGCACCGTCGCCAGCATCTTGTGGGAAACCAACTGAAGCGCCTTTAACTAACTCACGAAGTAATTGTTCCGCGAGTATCTTATTATCCACAATATCATCGTCTGCTTCGACGAATGAACTTCCTGGTGGATAGTATATCAGGTATTGCCGATGTTCTACTTTGGGTTCACTCATTCCTTTATTCTCCATTATCACTCTCCATTATCGTAAGCATCATTTGACGCCTTCACGGTGAAGGTATCAATCTCATCTTCCGTCAACTCGAAATCATTCCCATATTCGTCTGTCGCATAAACAGTTTCAGGTCCGTACGGAATTCCGACAGATTCATCACCGTCGAAATCGGTACACGTAATTGTGACGTGCGTACCTCGAATGAATTCGTCATATTCAAGTTTCATTTTTCATTCTCCATAAGTAACTTCAGCCGCCACACCCGCAGGTGTAGCGTAGGGAATTACTCATTCTTATTCGCAAACAAACCACGATTCAATTTCATTCCAAACATCTTCGTCGATGTTGCTTTTGAATTCTTCCAACTTTTGTTGCCACGTTGATAATTTGAGATTAATTACCTGCGTCAAAAGTTCATTCAGCTTTTCCCAATCTGCTTCTGTCATCCTTTCATTCTCCTGTTCGATCACTTGGTTTAGAAACATCCGGCCACATGAAACCTTCTTTCGCAATTAACTCATCACGTTGCTTACGAAGTTTTTCGATTTCTTTTGCTGCCAAAAGAAACAACGCTTGATAATTAGTTACAATACTTTCATTGTAACTTGCTTCAATTAGATCGTCGATGATGTCTATCTGATTATTCATCATCCCCACCAAAATCAAATGCACGCGAATCTTCGTTCTGATCGTCCCACGGAGTAGATTCCCAATTAACTCCGTGTCCCATCGTAATATCGAGTTGTTGATCGTCTGGAATTGGCGTCGGCAATCTGCAAATTCGCAGAATAGAAACCGTACCACATTTTTCAACTTCTGCTTCGTCATTGGTGTGAAAGTAAATCACACCACGTTCTGAATCAATCTCAAGTTCGCCTTTAATTGTGCGCGTGCTCATTTCATAATCCCAATGCTTCAAGTGGACGTTGAATCAAATAATGATTTGGACCACTAACCGAATCTACGATATAGTCGTCCAAATTAAATAATTCTTTGCGTTGTTCATCCGAGGTGCAATACACAAAATTGTACTTACAACCGTTGATCGGATTAATTGCAGATTCGAGTGTAATATCCCATTTCAGTAGCCACTCATTCAGCGTCATTCGGTTCCTCCTTAATATCATCAATATGAATCAATTTCATCTCACCATCTTGTGCAACGACGGTGTACCAATAAAGCATTTCTTTCGCTCTGTCACGAAATAAAAGTCTTGCTTGGCGCTTCGCAAAAGGAATTGTGACTCCTAATTCTTTTGCTACACGTTCAATGTCGTCAATTGACGGATAGAAGTCAAATTTGATAATCATTCAAGTTCAACCTCAATAAATGAACCAGTTCTACCTGATTGTGGACCCCAATCTAAGTCCTCATCAATCTCCATTCCAGTTTTTCTATCAAAAGTCCAACTTCCACAAATAATAACTGTAGAAGTTAAATCAGTTATAACTAACTTCATTGATGCTGTACCACCAATATACCGTTTTACAGTGTCACCTATTTTCATAATTAACAACCCATCCTTCTTTCCGAATCTCTCATTCGTTCGTATTCACGTTGTTCTTCTTCAGCAGCAATTACTCTTGAATCGTCAGTAACAGCAACAACACGAAGTCCGCCGCAGTTATAACAACATACATCGTAACGGCCACTACAATAATCCTCTGCAAATTCTGGATCATTATTGAATTCCTCAGCGCTAATTCCACCGGCATCGATAGAAGGGTTAACATGTTTTCCTTTACCATCACAAGTTGGACAAACTTCCCACGTGAACGGAGTTTCAAATTCAGTTTCATTGCCTTCATCATCTTCAGCAATGATAGTTGCAACCATTCGCTTTTGATCCAATGCTCTGTACCACTTCTTGTGCGAACTAGCGCGCACACGATAGTCGGAATAATAGTTTCGATCTTCGCTATTCATTATTTATCTCCAATCACAAAATGAGAAGCATCACAATCTTTGATATAGTCGTGCATTTGTTGCCGATAGAAATACGTTCCATCTAACAAGATACCGGAAGTGACAATTCCATTTGCATTCGCGCTAACAGCTTTCAATCGTACTCCATGCTTCGGCCATTGTTCAAATGGTACGTCAATTAGTTTATCCAATTGTTTTAATCGAACACACATAACAATTACTCCGAGTTCTGAAAAGTAACTTCAGTCACCGGCGGAGCTGTATTAATTAAATACGGCCCGCCAGTGTAGGAAACTACTTCTTTTTCGCAGCAGCTTCTTTTGCTTTCTTTTTCGCTTCCTGCTTTTTCTTTTCTAATTGTTGCACTTTCTTTTTCGCACGCATGATATCCATTTCAATTGAGCGCTCTTCAACTGAATCACCTCTACTAATCATTTGCTCAATTGAAGCTTCGGCTTTCGCAACGTGTTGTTCGTGAAACCACTTCAACCACTTGAAATAATCAAGTGGATCAGCAAAAGCAGATGCGCTTAATTGTTTATGCCGTTCCATGTTGAAACCTGGTGTTTCACATGATTGCAATTTACCGCTCGGAACCGAATATTCGATGCGAGGTAATTTGCTACTTTTCTTCTTCGGTGTTATTTCCTCTGGTTTAGTTTCCTCTGGTTTAGTTTCCTCTGGTTTAGTTTCTTCATTCACAGTTTCAGTCAATTGTTCAGAATTCATAATCATTCTATCCCTTTCGCTTTTCAAAATGTGAGTTATTCGTCATCTTCGTCATCAATTTCCGCGTCGATAGGAAGATCGTTATCTTCATCATCAATCTCATCCTCATAATCATCGTCGTCATCGACGATTTCATCAACCTCATCATTTTCATATTCATCCTCATCTTCATCTTCATCAAATTTCCCAGAATCAGGAAACCAACTTGCGAATTCCTCCAAATTCACTTCGTTGCAATGTTTTCGCACTTCCTGTGCTTTTTCATCCCAATCTGTCTCTGCGCGAACAATTTTCGCCAAAAGACTATTAAATGTATCCCATTCTCTCGAAGTCAACATAGTGCAGACCCTTTCTAAAAGTTAGGAACGTGATGGAAACCGTGATGCTTTATCAAATATCTTTTCACGAACAATTGTGAAATCCGTTTCTGCGAGAATGAAATTCTTCATTTCACGCGGAATGAATTCGCCAAGATATTGTGTCCGTTCTTCCGTCTTATCATCCGAATAATCAACAGCAAACAATTCGATCTTGTCGATAATAATTGACGGTGGCGGACAATCGGGATGCGGAATATCAATATGATATTCCGCTGCGAACGTCGCATGATAGAAACCGTTGTATTTAGTAATACCGGCTCCACAATCAATGCGTTTGTCATAAATACTTACGGTCAATTGCATGAATAATACCTTAATGCGGTGAAAAGATGTGCGAAGCAAACAACCCAAACGAGCAATCCGAGGAATACAATTCCCCATAATGAAAATCGTTCCATTTCTTTTATCCTTTCCTTCAATTAGAAATAGTTACCTCAGTCTACGGCGCGCCACCGCCGTAGTGTGAGAAAACTACTCAACAACTTCTTCCATTAATGATGCAGCTAGATTAAACGCGTAATTCTGCAAATCACGCGTGAAATCGTCCGCACCAGTAAAGTAGTGCGCCAATTCTTCAAGGATAGTCGATGTGCAAGTTGCATTATCAACATTAATGCAAACTGCTTTGATCTTCTTATCGTAATACCCACGAAGCGTTTCATTGTTGTTCGTGTTTTTCACGAATGAAATTATCTTCGGACATTCCTTTCCTTCAACACGACCACGTGCGCGAAGTGCACGATAGATTTGAAATACTTTTTGTTCGGTTGCTTTCCGCAACTTCACAATAGTAACATTTTTGGTCAAATCAGAACCAACAATTGAATTGATTGTTGGCACACCGTAAGTTTGCATCTCTTGGAAAAAAGATGTTCCACCTACTGGCAATGTAATAACTGAGATATTCCGTTTCTCAGCAATTTGATTCAACCGCTTGTCAGATGAAATGAGAGTCGCACCGGCAACTTGTTGCCAAAGCTTTGCCCATCTTGGATTTCCATTTAAGGAATAATATGGGACTTGCAATTCAAATATTTTCCTCTCATCACGAATTGCCTGAAAAACCGCGATTAACGCGGAATCATCACTTGAAAGAGATGTTGCAATATGTCGCATACAAATTGCATCATCCAAGTTGCGGCATTCGTCAATCGGCAACTCTTTATCAAAGTTGTAATCGAATAGGGATTCTTCAAATCCATTCGATTTATTCGGCTGGAGTTGCCGAATAAAAACTCCTTTCCGATAAATACGCGGCGGAGATTTATCTCCTTTTGGAATGAACTTCAATTTTTCGAGCTGGCGGAAATGAAGAAATCGCGTTGCAATTGCAGAATGATATTCCCGAACGTGGTCGTTGTAAGGAATAAAAATACGCGTGTGTCCTGGAATTCCAGATGGCGACCAATCATATCCACCAATTTGGTATGGCGGATTATCAATGGCATTGGAAACATATTCTCGCAATGCCATATCAAGATTGTTCCAATCAATTGCGCCAAACTCGAAACAATAACTGAGTTTGTGCTCTTGACCCTGCCATCTGTACCAAACTTCACGATACATATGGCCATTATCAAGTTGTGCTTGACGAGAAAAGAATTCCAACTGTTCTTCACCGATGAAGATAATTGGATTGATTTCAGCGCGAAGGCATAAAAGAATTGCTTGTTTCACGCCTGAACCAAATTGGCCAATCTTATCATCGTTTCCACGTGATGTAGATAATCCCATCACGGTGAAACATTCGACTGGCGAAACTCCTTCATTCTGAATTAGAAGCCATTTGGCTCCCGGTGAAGGTTTATCTGTCGTGTACTTCATTCTTTCAATCCTCTCTCAATTAGAATACTGGGTTTTGAAATACTGCGAATTCGATTCGGTCACCGGCGGAATTTTCTCCGCCGGTGTGCGAAGCAAACTCAGCTTATTTGGCCTGAAATACACTGAAGAATGCTTTGAATTCTTCACATGATTTAAATCCCGCGTTGGGATTTTCCTCAGTTAATAAATTCAAAGTTTGCTGCCATTCCTTCGTGTCGTTTTCTTCAATCGTGCGAACAATTTGATTCGCCCATTCAATTGCGTTGAACCAATTGTGCGTCAATAAAACTTGCACGATGAAGATCCATTCCGGTGAAAGATCAGCTTGATATACGCCGCGCGTACAACTTTCAAGTAACGAGTTGGAATGCCCATATGCTGCGGCATATCCATCTTCACGGAATTCGGCAGCAATAAGAATTGCTTGCGCTAAATCGTAACTTCTCATTTGCATTTATATCCTTTCGTATTGTGTTTAGGGGATTGGTCTGCATTCTGGCGGACAGTTTGCTAGTAATTGCTCCAGCATTGGATAACTTTCTGCTGGAATATCACCATGACAACAAATCATTCCAGCAACCATCTTTTCAAATTGGCAGAATTCCATCTGCAATGAAAAGATGTTGCCCGATTGATTATCAATCAATCGAACCCACAATTTGCCAGTATCAATGTCGTCGGCAATTACGCGATTGTCCTCGCACGTTAAATCGAAATGAAACATTATGTTGTTTGATCCTTTATAAGTGGTCGGGATTGTATTTGACACGCAATTCAGCAATTTCGTACTGATCGACACTTTCCTCATTTGTGCCGTGAAAATGAGTAATAGTAACCATCGCGAGAAATTCGTCGCGTTCACACCATGTTGTATTTTCCGGTGTGTAATCAATTCGGAATGTCGCATCGTTGCGCATTAGTTGTGTTCCATGCGTCACTTTAATTGACGCAATTGCAATTCGTAAAGCTTCATCGCGATTAATGAAACTTCCGAAGTGTGCGAGTGTTCGTCCCGATTCTTCATCACGTACTCGAACCGTATAATGATTCGCTGGCGGTGAAGTTGGATGAACCGATAATACTGGCTCGCCTGATTCCATTATTTTTACTTTCTTCTTTCTCCCCATTTTCTTTTCTATCCTTTCGTGCATGATAATAGGTTGCTAATTCGATTCAGTCTCGCGCCCGTGAATGCGGGCGCGAGTGTGAAGCAAACTAGTTGCCATTCTCGATCTGCGGAATCAAATTCAGAATAGCTTGCAAGATTTCCTTAATATCTTGCAACCGTTCCGACATTTCGATCTTACCTTGCACCCGATAATAGATATCCATATCTATTGTTCCTGGGATAAGTAAGTCGGTAATATGAAGCGGAACACGCGTGATAAGACGATGTGCTCTATCGTCAGCTTGCGAACGATTTCCAGCACTCCAATTGCTGGAATAATAGATACAGTCAGTCGTGTTGGTTGTATATTGCGTTGGATTGTGTGGGTCAAAACCAACTAGATTAAGACCTACGCCACCACTTGCAGCAATACCAACAAATACTTGCGTTTCCGGGTCGCAATTAAATTGGTCGATTGAATTTTGCTTGTCAGCATCTTTCATCGTACCGTGAAACCCAACTGATTTAATTCCATGTTTCGCGAGACGTTCGCGAATCATTTCAATATTTTCTTTGAAACAAACCCAAACCAAAGCTTTCCGATTCTTATCTTGTAGGATTCCTTCCATCGCGCTACCATTCTCGGAATCTTCCGAATCTTCTAATTCAGAATCCGGCTTATCGCCAATAAGATATCGAATAAGCAATTCCAACTTCGCGCCATCGGTGAAGTAATGCGCTTCTTTATTATCAAGACGGGCATAACCGCTTGTAATTTCAGCAAGACGCAACATCATCGACAACACGTTATTAACTGTCATCGTTTCTGGTGCACCACGTGCTTTATCAGCCGCAATCTTTGCTTCGATTTCTGCACCAAGTTGCGATGCAAGTTGCACGTAAACACGTTTTTGCTCTTTCGACATTGAGGTTTCTAATGTTCCCCAAGTTTTCTTTGGCAAAAATGGTAATGCTTCCTCCTTTCCGATAATGAAAGCATATCGTGCCATTTTCTCCTTTAATAAAGGAATGTTCTGAAAACCAGTTAACTTCGCCATTCCTTCATGTGAAGCTTGATATTCACCGTAGAATGCCTTGAACGCGGAATAAGATTCAAACCCGGAATATCCATTTCCAAGGAATTCAAGCTGACAGTAGATATCGAACGGAGTATTGCGGAACGGTGTTCCAGTTGCGAGAACTACCGATGCAAAGTGCCCGTTGCGCCGTGCTTCAAGATAATACTTTGTCCGCTTTGTCGATGGATTGCTAATATTGTGTCCTTCATCTAAAAGACACAAATCAAATTCCATGCTGAGAGGAGCGGCAAGTAATTGCTTTGTTGCGACAAAGCTTTCATATCCACTAATGAGAACAATATGCTTCTCAAGATGCGCCACCGATGCAATATCGGTAAGACAATTCACCAATCGTTCCGTGTTATTTAAACCACGGAGGGTGATGATATGAATCTTGTCAGCACAATTGCTGAATTGCGCGATCTCAGTTTTCCAATTAGTTCTTATTGTCTTTGGACAAGAGATAAGAGTAAAACTGACGCGACCAGATAATTCGGCATTGTGGATAGTGTGGTCTAATTTCCGAATCATCATTAAAGTTTTGCCCGTTCCTGGTGCGCAGAAAAGAGCAAAAGCTTTAGAATGACAAGAATTAAAACTAGCACATTTCTGATATGCAGTTAATTCCTTGCCAGTACGCTCCTTCAGGATTCGGTCCTGTTCGTCAAACCATTCCGATGAAGGAACAATGCCATTTATTTTGTAATTGGCAGTTCTCTCAGCATTTTGCTCCGCCACAAATTCGCGGAGATAAATTTCTTGAAAGAATGGTTTCGCAGCATCCGAAATAACAGTTCGATTAGTCCATGCACGTTGAATAAGATGCACGGTGTAATCTGTCATTGGCACTTCGTATATTGGATGATATACGTTTGCACGATTTAATTTCGTTGCACCATGAAGGAAACGCTTTTCTACAAAGCGTTGAGCGCGAATAGAACGCGGTGAACGTGCAACTTTCATTTTGACGATAATAGGATTACCGTCGCCATCTAATTGCTCCATGTCTTGCATAACTTCGTCATATATTTCAATGACGAATTTATTAACAATCCGGCCATCGGAGCGAGTTGTTTTATGAACCGATAGGCGAAGGACAGCTTCACCTAGGTTCGTTTCTGGTTTCAAATATTCCTGTGATGCCAACGTCTCAGCGATATATTCGCTATTACGCGCATCTAAAGGAATAATTTGATCGATTGAATTTTCGGACACTCCGGTGCCCAAATCAACAGCGGTGCTCATATTGGTTTAATCCTTTCGATTTGTTGGTTCAATTAGATTGATTAGATTGATTAGATTGAGAGGCGAATTCAATTCGTTCCGGGCATTAGAATGAAGATATATCTGATGCCCGGTGCGGAGCAAACGCGCCGATTATTAACGCACGTAATTGCAATCCATTAATTCAATTGCTTTATTTGCAAATGAAGGTGAAGTGACAGGATTACAAAATTCGACCAAAGCACGGGCGTCGAATTGGGGTAGACATTCAACCGATAGATATGGCGAATTATTTGGTTCAGTTAATTCACCAGTGTCGACAATGAAAACACGCCACATTTTGTTGTGACGCATAATGTAGAAACAATCGTTTGTGGAATACCATTGCATGATTGATTTAATCCTTTGTTGCAATTAGAGTTGTAATTGCCGATTTAATTCGACCCGGATTCCAAACCGCTCGCCCGCGCGAGCCTTCCGGCGTCAAATTATACGCAACAGTCAAGGGCTGCCATTTTGACAGGCACTTTTCGTGGGAAATATGCGTGTTTTCGCCATTGGACACATGGTTTCACCATGAAACTGCCATAATGACAGACTCTAGGAGGTAAAACTGTCATTATGACAGTTGTTTATTAGGTTGTTATTAGGCTTGAATTAGGAATTAGAGTGCTAATTGAATTAATGCTGCAATTAATGCTGCAATTAGTGCTGCAATTAGTGCTGCAATTAGTGGGCGGTCATCGTCCGTGCGTGTGTTCGGAATTATTGGGGAAACCCTAATTAAAGTTGTTCAGATGGCGTAAGACTCTGTTATACAGAACTCATATAAGCCGCACCCACACCACCACCACACACACACACACACACACCCTATATATGGTATATATTGTATGTATGTATGTATGTATATAACGCGGTCTTACGGACTTGAACAACTTTAACTACCGCTTTCGCGGTAGTTCCGAATTAGGAGGGGGCTTTCATTGGGCGGTCATCGTGCGCACGCGTAATTGCAGCGTTGATTCAAATTACGGTCATCGTGCGCGGTCATCACACACATGTATTGCACGCATGGTTGTTCGCATGTATTGCACGCATGGTTGCACAATACGTTGTTACAATATGTTGAAATAACTACGTTGGAATTACGCGTAGTTTAAATAGGGGTGTTCGCGCACGATACAAATTGCCCGAATTCGGATGATATTGTTCGCGCACGAATTGAATTTGCAATTGGAAACTATGCCTGTAGAACGCATAGAATGCTCTACGTTGCGTGATCTTGTTTGAGGTATCCCAGTACAGAAAACAAAAGATCTCGCAAACGGAGCGAAATGGCCTTATTTTTGTACACTACTTTGTACACTACAAAAAATGGCCTGTGGGAGAGCTATATATAAGGAATAGAATTCGATACCGAATTGACGATACCCCTATTGACAGTTTGACCAATAGTCATCAAACTGCCGTTGTCGGTTGTTTGCTCTTTCACAATTCGGTTCGGTTTTGGCGACGGAGTGTTGACGCCTAGTCACGCGACGTTCCGCAAAGTTTCTGTCACGTGAATTCAATTCACGACGGAGCGCGGAGCGGTTGCAAACGACAATGGCCAAGCATATGCCGCATTAAGCGACGTTTCCAAACTGAGTAGCAATCACCAATCACGCGACATTCTGTCGCGTGAAATCTTTCCTCTATTCCTCAAAGGAATATCTCAAATGTCAGTTGCAACTAGTTCCGCCAGCGTTGTCGATTCCAGTTTGCCAACTTCAGCTGATATCATCGACGAACCAATTGATTCTGTCACGCAACCAGAAACGGATGCGACGGACAATGGTTCGACCGATACGGCAGAAACGCAACCAGAAACGACAGGTAAGAAACGCGGGCCAAAAGCTGGTTCCAAACGACCCGGAGCTAAGATCGAATTCGGCGTTCCTGAAGGAAAGTTTCTGTCAAAGGAAACTCCCGGATTTGAATGTCGCTTTGAGAACAAAGGCGGACATAAAAAACTCAAACCGGAAGATTTTGCTTGTCCGATGGACTGGTTTGAATGGCAATTATGGTATCACAACGAATTCGCACGGATGGCGAAATATGAGCGCGACGAATATCGCGCTCTAGGTGATACTGAGGAACAACGCGCCTTGAATGTCGATTTGAACGCCGCTTTGAACGCTGGTTTGAGCAAACTCAAATCAAATGAATCGACGGCGGTTGCGAAGCCAAAAGCAACTAATGCAATGATCGACAAAATGCGCGAAATGCAAGCTGAATTGGCCCGCGTAATTGCGGAATCAATGGCAGCCAACGCTGAAGCTGAAGCAACCGAGCAAGCTGAAGCATCCGCGCAGCAATCGGTTGTGATTGAAGTTTCCGAAACCGTTTCGGAAACCGTCGTCAATGAAACTAAATCGAATAAGCGCAAACGATAGTTTGCGGTTGTTCGTCGTCACGCTGGCGGGAGAATTCTCCCGCCAGCGTGTTTTTGTTTCTACGTTTCTAATTCAAGGAAAGATTAGATGGATGATTTGAATGATTGGCGTGACGCATGGTTTGAAGTATTCGTTGACGACGGAGATATTGACGCATGAAATATCTTACATGTCCTCGTTGCGGAAATCTTGCAAAGGAAACGCCAATAGGAAAGCGCTGTCGTGATTGTGCCGAAGCATATGATATGAACGGAAACAAGATATATGCGAAGCGCAATAGTGATGGCGATCTTTTGGCAAGCTTGTGCGAGATATGTTGTCCTACGCAACATGGAACGCGCCGATGGAAACTTGATATCGCGGAGCGGTTGCTAGTTGTTCAAAGCAACCTAGCACGCGTTTCTGGTTCATTGGTATCGGTTGCTAATCCCGATATCACAATGTCAGTCGTTATGAGATTAGAATCGCAAGCACAGCGCTGGTTGCAACGTGCTAAGCGTATTGAGGAACGCCTACAACGCAACACGCGCAATAGATTGAAACTTTATCTCAAACTCAAACGATTAGAGTTTGAGATTGCATTGTTGCAAGATCGAATGTTACGCAAGAAACATATCTCAAAGCGTGAATTGAAGCGCGTTGTGAACGCGTACATGAAACGCACATATGGAAACTTCAAGGGATGAAACTATGAGATACTTAGTTAGCTTTAGCCCCTGTCAACAAAAGATCGACGCCGAAGAATTCGCATATGAGCGCGAATTCAATCGTTATTTGCGCGAAGCAAAACGACTGATCGCAAAACATGGCGCATCGAAAATGTCGATCGCGCTACATAGCCGGATTGAACGTCTGTTGATCGCTCAAATGAGAATTGATAATTGCATAGGAGAATAGAAGCATGACAACAATCGCCGTCAGTAATTGGGAACGTGGTGATGATCTTGAAACGCGTGCAACCGCTTGTGGGTTCAAGCTTGTGCGAGACAAAGGCCACAAGCCATCCGATAAATGGCTTTACGAATTGTGGTCTGATGAAACTGACGAATTGATATTCGTCGGCAATTGTGCTTCAGTGTTCGCATACCTTGCAGGCATGAAACGCGGAGCGGAGCAAATGTTTCGCTATGTCATGCTTCAGCGCGAAAAGCGTAAAAACGAATTGCGCGAATTATTCGCGCATGAAATCAAACCAGTTTCCGCCAGCGAAATATGGTAATTGTTCAGACAGGCCGGGAGTGTTTACGCACTCCCGGCCTTTTTCTTTAAGTGCTCCCATCACTCTACTTACGGGAACCATTTTTACACCAATTTTCCACCACCGGCACAATCAATTAAAAGTTGTGTAGTGCATTACTATAAAACTACACATACATTTTGAGTTGCAGAGGGTAATGCCATGAAACTCTGCAACTATTCAAAAACCTGTTCAACTCTCGTATGAAGTGAACACTTTTGCATTTTTCACGTCGCCAGCGTTGTCCATCAGCAAAATTCTGTCGTCCTAACCCGTTACGCACATGCACTTTCCAGACATTCCGGCCCCACATACACTTCCTTTTGCACCTCTCGGCAGCGTACAATGAGCATTGGCGAACATGACATTTTTACCCCTCCGGCAGTAATTAATTCAGTAGTTCCAATTATCGTGGAAAATGCAATGACAGCAATTGAATCTAATTTCGAGCAATCTTTACAAGAGAATCTTACCCTATATCTTCATCAAGATATAGATGAGGCAAATATATTCCAAGCGAATCGAGAAATTTCAATTGCTCGGTATGCTCTTACTCAACAAGCTGAATCCTATTTCAAGGCTATTCAAATATTAAATAAGTTTCTTGAAGTTGCAAATCTGAATTCTGGAAATGCAATTGATAAAAATATTCTTACTAATGTAATGACAGCAATTGCTACTATCGAATCAAAGAGCAAGTCTCTTATTGAAACAGTTCACCAAGTAACTCGTCTTATTAAAGACGCCTCTACTATTGATATTGACAAGAGCGCCCTCAGAACAATCGTCGTTAATATCCCTGTTCTCGTCAAACAGAGCATCAGTCGAATTAGCGGTGACGACCAATTAGCTGAGTCTGTAAGTCTCAATTTGAATAATAGTATTTCGGAGTTAATGACAGCTTGCCGTCTCGACAGAGATCAACTCTTACCTTCAACTTCAACAAATATGCAAGAGAAGGGAATTAATGCAGAGCAGTTTGTTGATCTTTTCAACTCAGTTCCTTCACAACCTCGCGCCGGAGAGTTACTAATGTAAGGAGATATTTTATCGTGAGAGTGGTCTGCACAATAATTGTAGTGAGCGCGCTATTTGTTTTACCGGGAATTACACAGGAGCCAACACCAGCAAGAATACCGACGCCTGCTGATGCTACGGGTTGGGCGCTTGCGGATTTAGCTCTCATCCAAGCATCAGATCGACCATTTCAACGGTATATATGGATACCTTCATTTGGCGATAAGCGATGGATAGCTGCAATAAATTTCACAATCAATACCGCAGTATCTCATTCGTCAGTAATTCAATTAGGTGCTGAATGTGCAAACGGATGGTTATTGCGGTATGATCTTCGTCGTCTTGCACCTTCACCACAGCAATTAGCGAAGTTAATTCAGACGTGGGACTCACTTGCATTACAGGATTCTTATTTTCATATCTCATCATCTACCCTGGGGGTGAGCAAATTACCTGCTGCAATACTCGGACCACATTTGAAACAACCAGAAGCAGTAGCATTAGCTGGATTAAACCTATCATCCGGTGGCATATACAGGGGAGATTGGTTTATTGCTAAAGCTCTTTCGACATTAGAAGGTGGAGCTTATTACGAATTTTTGCAAATTCAAAGAGTTGTAGAAAAGAATAGAACACCGCAAGGAGTATTTTTAGCTAGTTTAGGTGTATTTGAAGAACAAACTAAGTTAATAAGTGGTGATGAAAGGATTGCTATTTTCCGTTCAAATGTGACTTCAAAAGCACGTCGGGCGGATATTTTGTATGGATTAGGTCGTCGAGGAGCACTTGCAACAATTACTCATGATATTTCAGATAATGATGTTCAAGTTGAAGCTCATCCACTTAGAAATCTTTTAGCCTTTCAAGATAAAGCGAGAGAAGTGATTGTGCAGAAAGCAAATGGAATGCACGTTTTTGCCCTCTTTGATAATAAAGGGAATTTTCAAGATGCAGTTCCTCCTGATATTGCTGCCGATCATTTAGTTCCTGCACCACACACTAAAAACCTACAGCCAGCAATTTCTTGTATTAGATGTCATGGTCCGTTCGATGGTTATCATCCGTTGCCAAATGACGTTCAAACTCTCCTTACTTCTAAACTTGATGTCTTTACCGATTTAGTAGATGTTAATAATTCAAGAGAAGCAATTATTGACAGACTTGCCGGACTTTATTCTGGTCAACCTGATCTTCCTGACGCGCCACTTGGTAGAGCGAGACGTGATTATAAAGCTGCTGTTTATAAAATAACGCAAGACTCATATCCTGATGAAGTATCACCTGTTGTCGCGGTAAGTAATCACATATCTGAAATCTATGCTAATTATAGATATGATGTTGTGAGTCCGCAGAAAGCAGCTTTGGAGTTAGGACTTCACTCACTTGATGAATTTGTAATTGGAGAAGGTGAAGCCGTCGATCCAGTAGTAGGAAGTTTGAAAGCAGGAATTTCAGTAAATAGAAGCGATTATGAGCATGTATATGCTGATATGGCATTGCAAGTAAGTCTCACCAGAAAAAAGCAGGAGAATTAATTGTGGATTTGCCAGAAGTAGATGGAGTTGAATTTAAGATCATCGAAGGTTATCCTGACTATATAGTTGGGAGTGATGGAACCGTTTGCAGTAAAAGAAGTAATAAAAGAGGGATCGAAAGATGGTGGACTCAAATGAGTCCAAGTCGAGATAATGCTGGATATCTAAGAGTTGGATTAAGAGTATTAAATTCTCCACGAAAGTTTTTCCTTGTCCATCGTCTTGTGGCAATGGCTTTTGTGTCAGGATTTCAACCTGAATTAACAGTTAATCACAAAGATGGAAATAAACAAAACAATTCTAAATCTAATTTAGAGTGGTGTACTTATGGAGAAAATCATAAGCACGCTTTCAAACTTGGATTAAGAAATAGTCATGGTGAAGCTAATTCCAATTGCACTGTTTCAGATGAAGAAGTGAGAGAAATTATTAAATGTGTTGAGAATGGTGAATCGCAAAGATCGGTTGCTTTGCGCTTTGATATTTCATATCAGACTGTGAATGACTATTGGTTGGGTAAGCGACGTGCGCGTAGTAACCAAAATTTAGTTGTCCTTCCTGAAAATAAGGAACTTATATGAAACTTGCAATCCTCGCATTACTTTTACTTTTGGTTTCATCTGCAACTTCAGATGCTTGTAATCGTTGTCGTCGATTTGGTAGCTCTTGCATTTATTATAGAGCACCAGTTGTTCAGTATGTACCTGCTGCGCAAATTGCACAACCGAATATTTTAGTTGTGCAAAATTCTTATCCTGCACCAATAGCTGCTCAAGGAAATACAGTCTATTCTTATCAACAAGCATCGACTCAGTATTCGGTTTCACCTGCTGAGTTATTTCGCCAAGCTGCTGATTTCAGCCGTGCCAGTATCCAGAGTTCACAACTCGCAGTAAACGGTTATAATCAATTAGCCAGCACGCAGCTTCAATTACAATCTCATTTGAACGAACCTCTTATCAGAAGCGCTGCAGCAATTCAGCTCTTAGAAGCTGCTGGATTATCCCAATCTGCTCCTGCGCAGCGATCTTCTATTTCATTACGTATTTATCAAGAGAGTAATGGAAATTGGAGAGTCGATCAACAACAGCAATCTTCTGATCCGAATTCTCCAATTCAAGCTGACGGTAAATCTCAACAATCTTCATCACCAATTCAAGCACCTTATTTCCAAAAAGGTCAACAGACACAACTTCAATCAAATAGTGTAATCTCATCACGCTGTCTGAAATGTCATAGTTCAACCCTCACTGAACCAAAAGGTGAATTAGTTCTTGATCGTGCTATTTCACCTGAAATTTTCAGAGAAGCTATTATTAGAATCAAATCAAATGATCCGAAAGTTCGTATGCCTCCCGATGGGAGTCTTACTCCTGGCGAAGCAGGAGAAGTATTAAATGAACTTCTGGAACTTTCACAACCAGTAGCCGCCCAACTTCCAGAAAATGATGTTGTTCCACCTGCACCTCAAATTAACCCCAACCAGTAATAAGGAGTTTCTCATTATGAAGAAGTTCTTCATTCTCGCTGTTACTTTGCTTGCGTCATTCGTAATTACGAATGATATTCAAGCATGGCCACGTCCACCACGTTTTGGTGGATTTTCACGTTCTGTCAATGTTCGGCGTGAAGTTGTTGTTCAACGCTCACGAAGTTTCGACGATTTCAGTTTCCGCTCACGTCCACAAATTCTTGTTATTCCGCAAAGTCATTGCTTCGGTAATAGCTTTGGTGGATTCGGTGGATTTGGTGGTGGCTTTCAACAGTCGTTCAGTAGTCAATCGTTTTCCTCGCAATCGTTCTTTGGAAACTAATTCTTTACTCGGAGGTCTGCACAAATGTTGAAGATCCCTTTATTTCTAATGTTTGTTATCTTCTTTCTTGCCGCTGCTGACGCAGCTACAAATGTTATTTGCAGGAATGGAAGGTGACAACCAGTATATTCCCAACCTACAGTTAGTAGGTCTTGTTCTGGATCATTACACAAACCTTTAACCGCCGCAGAAAAGTATGCAGCGGCTAAAGAATACCGAAAGCAAGCGTATTATGCAAAGCATCCAAATATTAAGGAGAAGTCAAAGAAATAATGTCCATTAAATTGGACTTATCAACGCGCCACTTCGCATTCCCGCAAGAATGCGAAGTGGACGTTTTCTTGTCAATTTTTGCGGAAATTAACAAGGAAACGAGGTTGATTTTATGGCTCGCTTAACGGTAGAACAGAGATTTTGGAAAAAAGTTGGACCAGTAACAAATACAGGCTGCATGGAGTGGCTTGCTTACCGTAATGATGATGGTTATGGTATATTTTCCCTTGAACGCGGATTAAATATAAAGGCACATCGTTATGCCTATTGGCTTAAACACGGTGATTTTGATGAGAATTTATTAGTTTGTCATACTTGTGATAATACACTTTGTGTAAATGTTGCGCATCTTTTCTTAGGCAGTAGAAAAGACAATACTGGTGACATGCTTAGGAAAGGACGTTCTGTGTCATCTTTGACAGTGGAACAAGTAATCGAGATTCGTCGTAGGTATTGGGAAGAAAGTGAATTACTTCGTGTACTTGCTGAGGAATTCAGTGTTGGAATAAGTGGTATCTACTCAATAGTGTGTAATCGAACTTGGAAACATTTACTTTCAAATCAAAAGTAATTGTTAGTTGATTTTGCATCACCCTTTCTTGAAAATAAGGAGAAAAGAATTGACCGAAACCCAAAAAGAAACCAAGCATGAACACGCAGCAACAAAACCAACGCAATACGATCAACCCGGCGCGAGTTCCTACGTTGGAGTTCCAACATCACAAATCACGGAAGAAAATCCTTACGGTAATTTGCCAAATGATCCGGCAGGATTCAAAAGAATAGTTACGAAAGGGCCGGACGAATTCGCAAAGGAAGATCGAGAACGGGAAGAAAAGCAAGCTGCTGAGAAGGAAAAAGAAGCAAAGAAGAAATAACGATCTTTGCACAACTCGGTAATGATAGCCAATTATATCATTACCGAGAAACAATAGGGTTCTTTGTGCAGACCCCGCCTGTCGTACTTGTACCCGCGAGGAAGCAAGTGCGGCAGGTTATTTTTCTCAAGTGTTTCTCGAAAACTTTTGAGAAAGGTAATTACAATGTTCAGTCTACTTGCCCAAGCAGCATTCGGTGGTTATTCTTTAATCCAGCTTGCGATCTTTATCATCGTAGTAGCTGGAGTTGTAGCTATCGTAGTAGTGATTTTGAAGCAACTTGGTGTAACAATTCCACCTTGGCTAATTGCAATTTTGTGGATAGTGTTAGCCGTGATCGTCGGAATTTTTGCAATTAAAGTAATTGCATCAATGCTATAGGATAAGCAGTAATGGAATTCCCAGCATTTGCATACGGTGGTGAAGTATTTCTTGGTCCTGCTACAGCAGGATCAGCAAATCAAGTATTGCGCCGTGGTGCAAATCCATCTGAAACATTATGGGGTGATGCTCCAGTAACATTGCCTGGTGGATTAGATGGTCAACTTCAATATAATGGTGGTAGTGGTCAATTTAATGGTGTAAGCGGTAGTTATGTTTATGGTGTTACAGGAAATAATGTAGGATTAGAAGGAGAACTTACCGCTAGAAATATAGTATTAAATCCACCTAATACTATTGGAATTAAGTTAAACCTCGCCGCCGGTCAAACTGCTAATGCAATTGAAGTCAATAGTAGCGGTGGAAGTGGTGGTGATCGTTTTAAGGTTGCCGCAAATGGTGATATTACTGTTACAAGTAGTAATTGGCCTACCATTACACTTTTATCTACTTCTGGTAATGGTGGCACTCTCGACCTTCGTTCTGGATCAAATTCTTGGCAAATATATAATCATTCAGGAGTATTGAAGATTAATAACGGTGGTTTAGATCATGTTCATATAGAAAGTGTTGGGGGAAATATTGGGAATGTTGCTCTTGGAAGGGATTTAGTAACTGCTATTGCTCAATTACATCAAAAGGTTCCCGCTCTCGACGTTACTGGTCATCGAATTGATTTAGCAGTTTCGCAAACTGCACCAGCGATTGAAGTGCGGAATTCTGCGAATGCTACTGTTTTTCGAGTTGCTGCAACTGGTGCTCTTTCAGTTACTGGCGGCATTGGCACTGATGGCCCTATTACTACCAGTAATACTATTACTGCCGGGAGTCATATTCAAACTGGTGCTGTATCCGCTTTTTATTGGACAGGTTTATCAATAATTAAATCACCAGCAGATGGAGTTATTCGACTAACTAATAACGCAGAAGCGGATTTCAACCGCTTGCAATTCGGTGGTACCACAAATGCTTTTCCCGCCCTCAAACGTAATCTCACCGCTTTAGAATGCAAGTTGGCAGATGATTCAGCTTTTGCACCGTTCAAATGTGGCACTTTCGATAGTCGCGCATCAGGTTATCCAAATAGTTCAATTCAATTCACAGATGGTTATGGTGGAATAACTAGCGGTCCTGTAATTCAAATAACAAGCTATGCTGGATCGCATACAGGTAAGATTTATACAAGTAATGCTGGTTATCTAACACTACAAAGTGCAAATGATTCTGGAATGATCTTTTTTGGATCAGGTGACGCTTCTATAAACATAAATGGATTTGTTTATCAAGCAGTATCTACTAATAAAGTTGGTCACCGATTAGATTTCGCAGTTGGCCAATTAGTAGATATGGCTCAATGGAATCCAGCTGCATCACTTCCCGGCGAGCGAGCGAGAATAACAAAGAATGGTGAGTTCTCGCATAAAGGTTTAACTGGTGCTAATTCTGAACAATTTGGTGAAGGTGCCGTTGCAAGAGGTCAAGACTCTCTTGCCGTTGGTAATAATGCTACTACTGGTGCTGGAAATAGTTTTAGTGTTGCGTTAGGACGAAATTCATCTGCTGTTGGTTATGGTTCTACATGCGTTGGTTATAGCGCTAATTCTGCCGGTGTGTCCGCCTATTCTGTAGCGATAGGGCATAGTGCTGGGGTTATTACGAATCAATATGCTATTGCAATAGGCACTCTTGCTGTTTGTGGGGGTATTGGAATAGGAGGTAGAGCTAATGTAACTGTTGATAGTGGTATTGGAATGGGTTATAATGTATATAATGCTTCAGCAAATCATTTTGTTGCAGGTAGTGATTCATCACCAATTAATGATATTTATTTTGGTCAAGGTATTTTGCGAGCAACTCCAACCTCTTACACAATTCATGGGACTAATTCTACAGGAGCCGCCGCAGGTGGCGACGTTCGCATTGTCGGCGGAAGTTCTGCTAGTGGTACTGCTGGGAATGTAATTCTTTGTCATGATGGTACTGCTGCGAGAGGTAATGTTCTTATTGGTACTCTTACAGGTACAGGCTCTAAACTATTTGTAGTCGGTACAAGTTCACCTTTTGAAGGTGATCGCGTTGCATCATTCTTTGATAATAATTTACAAGTTGGTGTTAATGTAACTATTGGTTGGACAGGTGGTGGCGTAAATGGTAAATATAAATCATTTGTAGTTGATTCTGCTGGTTTTGGTATTGGCAGGATGACGGATACTCTTGTATCCGCACCAACAGTAGATTTTCGTATTGATAATACCGGCAATGTTGCAATTGGGAGTTTGACTGCTTCTGCCAAGTTGCAAGTGATTCATACACTTACTCAATTACGAATTGGGTATAATGCTGCTAACTACTTTAATGTGACTGTTGACAGCGCTGGAGCTACTGCTTTTGAGACAGCATCTGGACAAAGTTTTACTTTCCAAGGTGCTAGAAGTGGTGCCACATTTCATACCTATATAAGTAATACATCCAATTCAACAGTGAATAATGGTACTGCGTTAAACATCAGTGTTGCGGATTTGAATTCAGGTGATCCGTATATTTCTTTTGGCGTTACTGGTGCTTCTGTTTGGTATATGGGCGTAGATAATAGTGATGGTGATAAATTCAAGATTGCGTATGGAAGTCAATTAGGTACTGGTGACACATTTATGATTGATGGTGCAGGTGTAGTCCAATTCGGTACATTTGCTGCTCTTGCTGGTGAAACATTGAACGGTTATATCACAATTCGAGATAAAGCAGGAACAACACGTAAACTCGCAGTAATCGCATAAAGGAAGTCTGCACATGACTGGAACCGTAAAAGCTGGTATAGATTTCAACACACCGCTCAAAAATCTTCGTGGCGAGGAATTGAAGGATATTACTGATGGAAAAGAGCAACCTATTACCTTAAAAACGGTATGTGTTGAAGCTCTTTTGACCGCTTATCCAAAAGAAGAAATAAGCGGTACTGAGAAGATGAAGCGATACCGAATTGCCAAGAAGGTTGATGATGCGAATGGTGAGGTTCTTCAACTTTCAGTTGAAGAATTGAAATCATTGAAAGAACTAGTTGGTATTCGATTTAGCCCCCTCATCGTGGGCGCTGCGTATGCTATTTTGGACCCGACTGAATTAACCGAGAAGTAATACGATGCGTACATTAGAAGCCACAGCGCCAGAAACGCTTACTTCTTTTACCGTTGAGGTAATAGCTGGTGGCGTTGTCGTTGAAACTATTGTAATGTCGCAAATTGCAGCAGAAGGACCAACTTGGCAAGGAGAAATAACTGATCCTCTCAGTACAGGTTTTTGCAAAATCAACTTCTTTTACAACGGTAGTGCAGTTGCAAATGCCAGATATCATGCCAATATTTCATCTGTTGACGGGTCGATCTCATATTGTTATGATATGGTTTACAGTGACGTGGTGGTTGATAGTTCTGGTGGCTCTGGCACCGGAGCAAGAACAGTAGTTATTACTGTGATTGATGGTGTTACACTTCTTCCAGTTGAAAATGCTAATGTTCGTTTAACTTCTGGTTTGAATACTAGAGTTCAACCAACTGATGCTGTTGGCGAAGTTACTTTTAATGTTGATGATGCAACTTGGATTGTTGCTATTACTTCTTTTGGTTATTCTTTTCCAGGTGCTTCACTTATTGTCAATGCTGACGCTGCAATTACTTATGAGCTAACTCCATTAGGTAGTACAATTCCGCCAGTTCCACCTGGTTTTTGTATTCTTCGTATTAGAGTTTGGACAGTAAGTGGAAATCCAGCAGAAGGTGTAACTGTTAAAGTACAAGTTGAAGAAGTTCCACCTGGAGTTGGTGAAATATTTGATAGATCGGTTCAAGTTAAAGAAACTGCTGCTGACGGTTATGCGAATTTTGAGGTACCCCGTGGTTCAGAAGTAAAGTATTGGGTTGGTCCAGTTGAAGAAAGTGTTGATGAAATTCCTTCGGATGAGGATATTGTTTACGTGGAAAACCAGTTGGGATTACCAACGGTTTCGGTGTAGAAATGAACGATGATACTCCAGACACAGCCAATTACAGAGGCACCGAAGTGCCATTGGGAGAAATTCAGGTATCATCCTGTTCAATCTGCACTTTGGGTTAATCGAAGTCAGCACGAAGAAGTTGTTGCTGGTCGTGGTAGCGGTAAAACAGTATTATGTCGGAGAAAGATGATTCTTGACATGGCTTTATCAAAGCCGTGGAATGATCCTTTATATTATTATGTATTACCTACTTTCCAGCAAGCAAAACGAGTTGCATGGTATCCTTTTTTGCGAGATATACCTAAGAATTGGTATAATCCCCGTACAGGAGTCAACAGAACTGACCTCTCGATTGAATTGTATAATGGATCAAAACTTTACATCATTGGAGCAGATAAACCAGCACGTCTTGAAGGAAATCAGGCCGATTGGGTTATGGTTGATGAAGGTTCTGACCAAAAACCAGGATTGGTTGAGAATACAATTTTCCCTATGCTCACAAGGAAAAACGGTAAGTTTACAAGATTGGGTATTCCGAAAAGAACAGGCATTGGGAGAGTTGAGTTTAGGGAGTATTATGAACGTGGAATGCGTGGTGAGGGAGGAGTTAAATCCTTTTTTTGGAAAACGATTGAAACGTGTACCCCAAAAGAATTAGAATTGATTGAAGCACGTCGGGCCAATATGGACCCGAAGAATTATGAAGAACAATATGAAGCGAAATGGTTGGATATTGGTGGAAGTGTTTACTATGGTTTTACCGAAGCAAACCTTTCGCACGAAGCAAAATACGATCCGAAACTTGAAATAATGGTTGGTTGTGACTTTAATGTTACTCCGATGAGTTGGACATTAGGGCACTTTACAGACGGTAAACTTTACATCTTCGATGAAATTCATTTAGAAGAAACGCATACGCAAGCGACGATGGATTATCTTCATGGTAAGTATTACACTCACATGGCCGGATGGCGTTTCTTTGGAGATGCAAGCGGACGAGCAAGAAAAACCTCAGCTACTCGATCAGATTATGCAATTATTAAAAACGATGCTAGATTCGGACAAAAGAAAGTACATTTCCCTCCACGTAATCCTCACGTGCGGGATAGAATCGCCTCAGTCAATAGAGCATTTCAAAATGCAGCCGGTGAGATTAGCTGTTACATCAATCCGAAGTGCCAAAAACTAATTCGCGATTTGAATTCGATGAGCTACATTGAAAACACGATGGAATTAGAAGATTATAGCGGAACGCAAATTGGGCATATGTCAGATGCTTTTGGATATAAGGTTCATTGGCTAATGCCAATTCGTGTTGAGTATACTTCGATTCCGGCAGTATGGAGTACGGCGAGTTAAAGCTGTAATTTTGGAAGATGCCACTTGCACTTGAGCCGGTAATCAAATTATCTGATCCAGATAATAAAAAGAGTGAGAAAACTCCTGCGCAGATTCTCGATCATATTGGTTGGGATTCTCGAATCTTTCACCATCAACATCCACTTGATTATCGTCAAATACGCTGCTATTCGAAAAACCCTACTGCGAAACTTGCAACGTGGGCAATTCTTTCGCAGATGATTCATACGCCGTGGGTGCCAAAGAATTACAGAGGTAAAGCGACAAAAGAGATGATGGACTATCTCGAACAGTCCCTCACTCCATTGCGAAATTTGTTCTTGATGCACGCAGTATTTAATACGCTTAATTATGGTTGGGGACCATTTGAAGTTGTTTGGAAACCAGAAGAAGGATATGTGTATATCCATGATTTTAAGGCACTACTCCACGATTTTACAGATATTCTTGTTTACGTTGATAGTGGTCAATTTGCTGGTTTTACTAATGAAACATTTGGATTTACGGAAGTAAACAATTCCGCGAATAAAGTTCTCGGAATGTATGCTCTTAATACGAACTTTGAATACGAAGGAACAGATTATTATGGCGAATCGGTATATGAAACCATCGCGCCCGCCATTAATGCTTGGAACAATGTGGAGAAAGCAGCTTCGCGCTATGATTCTAAAATTGCCGGAGCGACCTGGGTCATTTATTATCCTGTCGGCAAAACACCGTACAATGGAGTGCCAGAGGAAAATGATGTTATCGCTCGTAGATTGCTCACCACGCTTGAATCATCAGGATGTTTAGCAATACCTGACGAAATACAAGATTGGATGGATGATACACTTGATAGAGAAGTCAAAGGGAAATGGCGAGTAGAACTTATTACTGCAACAGGTGGTGGACAAGATATGTTCATCGACCGAGAAAAGTATCTCGACGTATTAATGATGCGAGGATTTGGATTCGCAGAACGATCTATTCTCGAAGGTAAGCACGGAACGAAAGAAGATGCACAAGAACACGGAGATATTTCTCTCGCAATTGTTGATACTAGGCATCGCTTGCTCACTACTTGCCTTAATCTACAAACTATTCCTCATGCTCTCAGTATAAACTTTGGAAAGAAAATGGCGTATGAAGCGGGTATTGAACCTGCTCCGCTAGTTGATTCACAGTTTGCTCTTATTAAAGACATCTACCGAGTTTTACTTCAGAATCCAAGAGTTGCTGAGGCTGAAGTTGAACGGATTAATATGGTAGATATGAAAGTAGAATTGGGAATACCGAATGATGGAAAGAAAACTGAATTACCTGAACCAGAGCCGACAGGTGGCGGACCTCCTTCATTAACTGCTACACCGAAAAAAGAACCTGGAAAGCCAACAGTGAAGGAGCAAAAGAATGCCTAATTACACTTCACAAGAGAAGTTAAATATTGTGTTCGGAGAAACGAATGTTATTCGTTGGGCGAATCTCTCGAACACTAATAACATCAACAACAAAGAAATCAAGGATCGAATTGACTACTTCTGTTTGATCGCAACTTCTTATGTTAACGGTAGATTCCAACTCACGCGTTACACTGATGATATTCCTTTCGTTGTTGACCATGTACCCCACATGGTTGAATTTATCACAACTTTGCTTGGTGGTGCTCTCCTATTTGACGGTAGAGTTAATCGAGTAATGTCTGAGGATAAAGAGGTTAATAAGAGTCGTCGTGAGTTCGGAAAGTTAATGCGACAGATTCTTTGCGGTCAATTGAAATTAGAAGATCCTTTATCTGGTGAACTCCTTGGAACCTCCTGCTACCTTGCACCATCTGTTGCGTTAGCCCCCAGCAGCGGTGCAGGTAGCGGGAATGGTTGTTGTGCAGGTTGTAATTGTCCTTGTTGTCGTTGGTTGAGTTGTTTTACTACCTGCCATAACTCAAGTTGCTATTGTTACTCTTGCATCAATTCACGAGTTCTCATTTACGCAAATTAGGGGATAAACCAATGCCATATACATGCAAAGCAGTTGGTGAGAAATACCATTTGACGAAACGTGGTTCCGATAAAGCATTCGGAACTCACGATTCGCAAGCTGATTGTATGAAGCAGATGCGTGCGTTGTACGCGAATGAAACAACGCGACCTCAGAACATCACTTTCGACGGTATGATTTTGCAACCGTTTAATTTTGATGAAAAGGTTGCAAATGCTGGAAATGAGATCACTCTTGTAATTAATTCACAAGGCGGTGATTTTCTTGATTCAATTACGATGCACAATAAGATTCGCAACAGCGGTAAGAAAGTCACCGCTTATATAAATCCATTTGCGATTTCTGCCGCTGCTGTTCTTGCGTTGTCCGCAGATGAGATTTATATGGTTGAGAATGGAGTAATGAAGTTTCATGCTCCAATTGCTCGACAGGATGGGTATAAAGACGCTGCTGAATATGAAAAAGTTGCAGCAGGTTTGCGTGTAGCAGAAGATATGCTTGTCAAAACAATGGCAAGCAAGATCAAGAAAACAGAAGAAGAATGTCGCGCTATTATGAACAGCGACGCTTATTATACTGCTGACCAAGCGTTAGCAGCAGGAATAATCGACGGGATTATTCCAATTTATCGTGACCCTGGTTCAATCTCAAATCTGGGTTTTCCTGCTCAGATTATGAACTTTCTTGAGGAGAAAAAAGATATGCCGCTCCAAGAACTTTGTGCAAAGTTTGGTGTTGCAGATGAAACAGCTTTGGAAACCTTGATTGCAAACTTGCAGAAGAATCAAGTCAAAGCGCCGCCGGTTGTCACACCTGCTCTTGTGAACATGGTGAAACAATCGCGCGAGAAAGATTTGGAGTATCTTGTTACTGACGGTATTTGCACGCCAGATACCGTCAATGCTTTGAAACTCGAATTCTTGAATGATGATTCGATGAAGTCGGATTGCATCAAAGATGATCCGAATTCGCAATTCAACAAGATCATCGGAGCAATCAAAAAGAATCCGAAGGTTTTGAACTTCAATCCGAAAACTGGTCGTCAAGAGCCGATTAATGATCCACCGGCTGATGATGAAGAATCGGAAGAAAATCTTGATCCGAAAAAGAATCCTCTTATTGCGAACATGATTGATCGCAAAAAGCAATGGGATGAGCAGAACAAATTAATGGGAGTTCAATAATAAGGAACTCTTTGGTTTTCCCTTTTTGACGTCTTTTCTCCGTAATCTCCGAAATTCAAAGGAAATAACTGATATGGCTACAGAACGCCTTTGCACTCCTGGCGATTTGGTTCCTTACTTGCTGAACCCGCACTTCAATACTGTTTCGGCTATTATCCGAAACCCAACTGCTGGTGTTCAGAGTTTGTATAACATTGTTGGTATGCCAGTTGTACTTGGCACCAATGGTGCTGGTTACAATCTCATGGTTGCTGGTGGTGAAGCCAACGTACTTGGTTTAATTCTTTCAGGACCGCCGGGCGGTTCTGCTGAATCTGTTGCTGCTACAACAAATTCCAAGTTTCCGTATCAAGTTCTGAAACAAGGTCCAGTTGTCGTTAATCGCGACAAGATTTCACTTGTCGATATTGCTGGTGCAGCATTGAATGTTACTTCAATTGTAACTGCATTGTTGGCACTCAACAAGGATTTCGATTTCCGTACTGAACCTGTGAAAAAGACAACGCTGTAATCATCCTCACGGGGCAATCTTCTCTCGCTACACATCTTAACCGGAGATAATTCATATGCCGATGTCAACAACGCTTGATATTTTCAACAACAACGCATTTTCTGCGTCGAGTTTGTCTGTCGCAATTCAAACCGGGCCTTATAAGCCTCGAATGATTGGTGAAATGGGTCTTTATTCTGAAGATCCAATTCGTACTACAACTGCGTGGATTGAAAAGCGACAAGGGAAATTAGCGCTAATTAAAACTAGCGCTCGTGGAACAATGGGAGATGTTCGATCCACATTGCCACGTTCCGCAGTTCCGTTTCAGATTCCTCACTATCCTTATCATCAGAACATTCTTGCTGATGATGTTCAAAATGTTCGTGCATTTGCTTCCAACGAACTTATGGAAGTTTCGGAGCATGTGAACGATCAACTTGAAGGAATGAAAGACGATCACGAAGTTACGCAAGAATTCGGTCGTGTGAAAGGAATTCAAGGTATTGTCTATGACGCAGATAATACCACTGTCATTTACAACTTCTTTACTCAGTTTGGTTTGTCCCAAACTTCGGTGAATTGGTTGACAACTGACGTTTCTTTCGTGACGACAACGAATACTGTTATTCGTACAATTTCCGATAAACTCGGAAGTCAATCGTTTAGCGGTATTGTTGCATTCTGTGGTGATAATTACTTTGATGCTGTCATTGGGCATCCAAGTGTTCGCGCGGCGTATGATCGTTGGAAGTTTGGTGAATTCTTCCGAACGAATAAACTTGGTCCGCAATTCTACAAAGCGGCAAGTTACAATGGTTTTGAATTTCAAGACATCTATTTCATCAATTACCGTGGTCAAATTGGTGACGCGAAATTCATTGCAACGAACGAAGCGTATTACGTTCCGTTCGGAATTCCCAATCTGTTCATCGAAGTATTGGCACCTGCCGATATGATTCCTTTCATTAATAAGAAGGGAAAGCGTTGGTATGCAAGTAAAGAATTCCTTCCTCATCAGACTGGAATTCAACTTTACACGCAACACAACATTCTTCCTGTTCCATCTCGACCTGATGTTGTTATTAAGAGCACTTGGGCTGCTGCTTAATTGTTTGTTTGCTTCCCTGGCGGGATGGTCGCGGGGGTGCAGGTTTCTCGCCTGTACCTGCACCCCTCTTTATTAGCGAAATTTAAGTATGGCAGGAGAAATATTTCTTCGGATTGATGTTACTGCTGATGTGTCAGAGTTTATTAATATAATGCGATTTGCAGAAAAGAATCGTCCACTTCTTTTACGTACTGCTGCTGAACGATATTTAAGATGGATGACTAAAAGATTTGTTGCTTTTTCAGCAGGTGGTGGACATTGGCCAGAATTGAAAGAGACTACAATATTACGAAAGGAAGCTAGAGCAGAAGCAATTAATCCTTATTGGATTTTACGTGAGTCTGATGATTTATTAAATAATTTATCAATTAAAGAAGATGATGACGGAATTTGGGTTGGATATCATGGCGATGAACCAGATCATTCAATAAGTTCAGAATCAATGATATGGCTAGTTGAGCATCATGCCGTAGATAATAGAGATGCAGTTGCTCCACCTGATCGAGCGACAAAAAGACAAATGACAGAAGATATTAGAAAAGAATTTAGAAAAGTAGTTAAAAGGATGAATAGAAAGGGTAAACAATGAAATTTTCAGAAGAACATCTTGATCCATTTTCAATGGTGTATGATGCTCTATGGGTAATGATTGAACGTAATCAAAAATTAAAAGAGTACATTCCTCCTGGAAATCGTATTAAATATGGAAATGAGACACTTCCAAAGGAAGAAAATGTTGAATCTGATACGCCTGAATTAACACTACTTATCACTGGTGGAACGCATGAATTAATATCATCGTGTTCAACTACAAAATTTAGAAAATCATACGCATGGGCGCTTTCTACTGGCGATTTGGAAAACGCAAGGTTTCATTGGATGGAATTTGAATTGATGAGATGTTTAGTTGATTGGGAAACAACACTAGCACCATTAAAATGGAAAGATTGTCCATTTGTAGTGAATTTAATATTTACTGGTGCTGAAATTGGAACAATGATGCGAGAATTGAATAAAAATGTAGAAGGATGGGCAGCAATGCTTTCAATTGACGTTGAAATGGAATTTCAAACTCGTTTACTTCGTTTAGACCCATTACCTTAGCACTTTCCAAATAAGGACATTAATATGGCAGTATGCTTAGCTCCTCCTCCAGTACGTTCTGGTCGTCATGGATTTGTGATGGAGTATACTGCTCCAGTTACAAATCAAAGAATGTCACGTATTCGTAATTGGACTTTGGATACAGTTACGAATCCATTGCTACGTGTTTATTCTGGAACAAGGTTTGGTACTCAGCGAGAAAGAGGAATTCCTGAATATCAAGGAAGTTTTGCAGGTTGGGGATCAATTCCACCTTTGTTTGCTGGCGATAATTTTGTTTTCCTTGGGTATACTGCACCTGATAGTGGTCAACCATGCACTACAGGTTGTGCGTACAGTGTTCCAGCAATTGTTTCTGAATTAACAATTAATTGGAGTTGGACACATGAAGAACGTCGATCAGATTGGGTGATTAATTTTATGAGTAGAGGTGCAGCTACCTTTATTCCTGATTTTGATGATCCATGTGATGATGCTTTGTACTGTCCAGATTTTCAATGTCTGTGTCCGTTGTTTTGGGATTGCTATGAAGTTGAATTTGATTTTTGCAACATTCATGCTGCAACACTCACATTCAATCCAAATCTTATTGAGTATTCAAATTGTTCAACGATTTGTCAGAAGCAACGAATTGCCGGAAATCTTGATTGGTCTTTAGATATTATGGATCACAATAATTGTAAGATTCCAATTATTGGTGATGACTATCATATTGTGATTCCAACTGATGCTGCTGGAAAGACTTGGGATTTAAAATGGGGTCATCATTCTGGTGTCACCAATTATCTCGTCGATATCGAAAATGGTGCAGTAATTGGGAAAACAAGTCGCTTTGACATGCAAGCTATTAATTGTTGCGTTGATCCTGAACTTGGAGTAATTCTTGATCCAAACTTGAGACAAGTTTGGCCGTATCAAATTGGTTCTTCTTAATTCTTTTGGTCTAGTTGGGGGTCTGCACAAATGTCTGAGAAAAATGTTCCATCTCTTTCTGCAAACGATTCAAAACTTTTTGACGCTGCAATTGAATTTAAGGTAGGTGATGAAGTATTTTATGCTTCAATGCTTACTGATCGAGATTTTGGAGATTTAGATCAGTGGATTAAATCTAAGTATATTAACATGGCATATGAAGCTGCTGATCTTGCTGTTGAAGAAGCAAGTAATGATCGTGAGCGATCTTCTGCATTGAATCGAAGAAAGGAAATGATCGAAACTGCACTTCTTTCTGCAACTAGTATCGGATGGGGTAGTGATGAAGGTTGGAATTTTATGATGACGAGTGAAGGTATGATTCGGTTAGGATTTCAATTTTGTCGTAAACGTCATCCAACTTTGAAGTTTAAAGAGTTTGATAAAGAAGCGCGGAAAGATGTAGATAAGACTGTTGTTGAAATTGATAAGATTTACGGGCGATTTTACCCGAAAAGAGTAAAGGAAGAAAATACAGGAGGAACTCCTGATGGGAACTCGAAAAGTGGATAGCGAGGATATGTATTTGGTGCTTACCGAAAAAGGACTTACTTTCGATGAAATTGCGGATATGAATCATCATCGGCAGTATGTCCTTTATCGTGGATCGAAAATTCAGAAGTTTTCTACAACTGAAGAATTTGAAGCTTGGCAAGCAAGTAGAAAGCTGTAATTAGGAAATACGAATGGCAGCCGACGATAAAATCAGATGGCAAATTTCGATGGCTTTACCTCAAAATGAGGTAAAGCGCATCATGGGTGAAATGAAAAAGCAAGCTCATGCAGAGCTTACTAAGACTTTGCCATTACATTTTGCAGGAGCTAAAGCAGAAGGAAAGATACCGGGTAAGCCATCTGTTCAATTACAAAGAGTAGAAGAAATTGGAGGTAAGAAGTATTTATTTTCCCTTGAGACGTTTGCGAAAAAAGTTCCTCATAGAAGTAAAGAAACTGGAAAAGCTACTCTTGAGGATATAGATCGAGGATATCGTCTTTCTGTTAAGGAACTTCGTGAGACTACAAAAAAGGTGCTTAGTGAGGATGCACAAAGAATTCGCGAATTAAAGCAGAAGATTAAATATCAAGAAAAAGATGTTCAAAAGGCAGAAATTGAAAAGTTCTTTACTGCTGGATTCAAGGATGTGAATAATGAATTAAAATTTAGGCTTAATAAGATCAATAAGGAATTGAATGTTGAGAAACTTGCTGGTTTACGCGCAAAAATTGCTGGGATGACCGATCCTAGTGGTGTTACTAAAGTAATTAATAGGTTTGTAAAGAATAATGCAGACTTAGTGAAAGAAGCCGATGAGATTCGAGCAGAGGTTAAAAAGAGATTCTCATCGGAAAAACTCGCTGCAAGAAAGGAAGAATGGCAGTCGTTAAAAGTTGAAATGACAGGGAGGGATATTCCTGAACAAATTTCGATGGTTAAAGATTTTGCAGTTAAGCATAGGCAATTTAGGCCTGCGCGAGCAGCTTTAAGAAAGCTTAGGATTCAAGAAGCGAATGCGATTCAAACTGCTGATAATAAAGCATTAGCAGAAGCAAAAAAAGAATTTGCTAGTGTACGTTCGCACGCACAGTCACTTGATCCGATTAGTGGGATTAAATTTGTAAAAGATTATAAAAAAGAAGAAGGCGCTTTAATTGGTGATGCAAATCTTTTGCTGAAAAGATTAGGTCTTAAATTTAAAGCAGTAAGAGGTAGCTTAGCACAAAAGCAATTTGCTGCTACGAAGGTTGATATCACTGGTAGAGAAATTAATGATGCAATTGATATAGTTCAAAAGCATATTGCTGATGGACTTGGAATGCCAGAACAAGCGAAAGCTTTATTGCGTAGTCTTGAAAAGACTAGAGCTACGAAAGGTAGAACGCAGCGTAAGGCTGATTTTAATTCTAGACTTCGTGATGTTCAGCTACTCAGCTCTAACGATCAGATAGATGCGTATACCGAAATAATTAAAACTACTACAGGATGGATGAGGAGAGAAGCAATTCTAGCTAGACGACGAGCTAGAAGAAATATTCAGCAAAATGCAAATAGAACTGCACAAGATCAGAAAAGAAATTTTGCTAATATTGCATTATCTGCTGCTGGTGCCGGTCTTGGATTACTTGGTCCGATGGGATTTCCATTATTGAATGTTGGTTTTGCTGCAATGTCCGGTGGTAAAATGGCTGCTGGAATAGTTGGGTTTACTACAGCACTTGGTGAAGCAATACGAATGCTGGACGGTTTTGCTCAACGAACAGAAGGTGCTGCAAGAACCTTAGGATTTGTGCCTAAATCGTTAAAGCTTATTGAATCTAGACAACAAGCAATAGAAGCTTTTGCTGGTTTTGGTGCATTGAATGTAAGAGAAATTGGATTACGCAGACGACAAGAAGATTTATCATCATCAGGACTTACTGGAGTTGGATTGAATGAAACATGGGGTGCGATAAAAGAAGCTACATTTACACAAATACAAAAATTAGCGACTGGTCAAAGTAAACGATTTGGCCCACCTATGGGTGCCGATATTACTTTTGGGTTGCAAGGTTGGGTAGACGAGTTTATGGAGATGAAAGATGAAATAGAAGCAACAAGACTTCCAAAAATGGAATCAGCTTTAAAATCAGCAAGAGCACAAGTATTTGGAGGTTCTGTTGGTGTTGAATCTGACCCTTATGAAGTATGGAAAAGAATTCAATCTGCTGCATTTGATACGAGTAAGAATGAAGAATTAGAAATAGCAAGAACTTCGTTGAAAACATTAGAAGAAATGGTTCAAATTGAAAGAGAAAGAGCAGCAAGAGAGAAGTCGGCAGAGGCATTACCTTGGTATCTGAAAATGTTACCTTCTCTCTAAAGGTTTAATTATGGCAGAGATGCTTCCTAGAAGCGGTAAGTTTGGCTACTTTATTAAATATAATCTTGAGGACAGCACCATTAGCGTGCTACCAATAGGTAGTTGGGAATTAAATGTTACTAAAAATAGGACAATGTATAGAACAGCTAAATCATTCCCAAATTTTGTTAGATCAGGTATGCCAGTTAGTGAGACTTTAAGCATATATGGATTTAATTATTCACCTGCTTTTTCTACAGAAGGTTTAGTTGAAGGTCGTATTGGTTGGTTTGATTTAGTTACGAATAAATTGCATTCTATTGGCGTTAAAGCCAGATTGCAGAAATTTCAGTATGTGCTTGATTATCGCGTAGGACAGCAATCACCACCATTTTCATGGACTGCCGATTTCGTAGATTTTACAGAAAATGATAGTAACGCCGAGTACGATAAATATTTTTTTGAAGAAGATGATTCAGCCGAATCATTAATTGAAAAATTTAAGCAAGAGTGCTTTGTTCGTCAATGTGATAAAACTATAGAAACAGATGACGTGCTCTACCATGATTTAATACTGCATCATGTTAAAAGAGCTGTATTAACATTTCAAAGAGAAATGTTAGACTTTATAGACACTAAGTCTTATCCAAGATTTGCGAATGGAGATGGAACAAGAGATTGGACTGCTGAATTAGAGATAGAAGGTGATTTTAATTATTGGTATGATAAAATCAATTATGAAGGTACTATGCGGAAGTCTAACTTATATAGATTCCATTTTGGACCCGATCCACTTATAGTAATTGAGCCTCCAAAGATGCACGTTCTTGGACTAAGCAATTTACTTACGAATATTGAAACTGCTGAAATAGTTTCCGCTACTGTTTCCTTAGGAGCCGCACAATAATGTCAATATGGATTCCTAATCCAACTTTTGGTAGCTCATCATCTGATGATGATGAAGTAACTGAAATTCACGGATCACATGATGAATCACATAATATTCTTAGTGGAAATCCGACATTTCGAGCTAGATTAGCTTGTCCGTGGAATCAATATTCAAGAGTAGTTAGTGAATTATTGGGTAAACCGCAACCGTGGCCACATCCAACTGTTTTTGATAAAGCTATTAGTGATGCTACAGCGGTTTCGATTCAATTGATTAATGATAAGGGTGACGCACTTACTGACTCATCTAAACAAAAGTTTGAGTATAAGCATTTTGCCATATTTGATGTAGTGTATATGGCGAGAAAAGGATTGTATTTTTTGAACAATAATGATGAAGAAATATATGTTGAAGATGAGATTCAGCATCGTGTTGAAACTCAGCCAATGAATCATTTATTGCTTAAATGGGGTAAAAATTCCAGTAGTGCAGTAACACTGACTGAGGGTGCAGCTGCGCCTTCATTAACCTTTAATGAAGCGCCGGTTAAATTTGGAATTGGTGAAACAATTGTTAAAACTATTGAAGGATGGTGCTGTGATCTTTCTAATGTAGCTGTTGAAGGTACGGTTAATGACAGCGCATTACATTCTTTTATCCTTGATCGTGATTTTCCAGCTTTAACGCTTAAATTACGTTCTATAACTGCAACACCGTTATTTTCATTTCGTAGTTACAGAGACGAAAATCCTTCTGGACCACCACCAACTCCAACTCCACCGCTTCCTAAAAGATATGAAAGAAGTGGTAGAACTACTTTAACTTTAAGACTTCAATATGAGTATAGAGAAGATGGATGGGAAAGGTTTTGGAGGAATACCCCTAAAGCCGCAGAAGCTGGATATTATCATATGATTGATAGTGAACCTCCATATGCTAATGTGATTCCGTTTCCTGCTGTCGATCATAAAGCATATTGGGAATAATATATTATGAATATTGATAGCATTCGTGATCGAACAATAGATAATCAACTCTTGAATTTTCAAGAGATGAATGTCATATTGAATATGCTCCGTGGACTAACGAGCGGGTCAATGCAGGAGAGAAATTATTTAGGAAATACAATTCTTCCAGATCGTCCGTATATTGGGACTATCAACGTAAAATTCGATCAATATCTTACTTACGATATACCGCCATACTCTGTATTTCCTTTAATATTCAATGGGCATGAATTTTTACCGTATATAGCTACGGCCGATTTTAGTGGTGAAGGGGAATCACCTATATTCTGCACTAATGGACCGTTCCCATTAAAGACTGGCTCGAAATTAGATTGTTTTATCGTTGGTGATGATACCCCAAGATTAGTGCATTATACATTATTTAATACTGGTTCAGTAGTGCCACAATTTGGAGATAAGGTGCAATTCTTTGGCGCTTTTGTTGGGGGTAGCGATACTATTCTTGCAGTTGAAACTTTTTCAGATCGTGATAATAAAGGGCATTTTGTATGCGTTTCAGAACCAGATACAACTACTCAAAGAATATGGGTATTGCGAACTTATTTAGCTAAAGATGATGTAAAATTCAAACCATTAATGCTAATGAGGGCGCATGATTGGATGGACGTAGGTTGTGCTGTTGAAGTTTCTATTTGGAATTTCTATAGTGATTCATGGGAACCTGATGCTGCTTTAGCTGGTGGTGAACCAGTTGCTTCTGCTATAGCTCAAGATGTTGGCAATCGTAATTTCCTTAAACCAAGTGATCTTTGTTGGGGTAGATTTTTAGGAACTACAAAATCAAGCTCTAGTAGTGATGATGACTCAGTAGATGTATATGAAATCATTGGTGAAAATGGTTTGCATCAAACAGGAAAAGCAATGACACCTGTTGATTGCGGACAATCTGCCGATTTTGAAATTACTTGTGGTGATCCAGAAGCAGGATCGCCGGGTGAGTATTTTCCAGAAGATAAAGATATTGATATGGAGGATCTTTCTGCTAATGATTATTTAACATTAAGAAAACAATTAAATGGAGAATCTGTCGCTTGCCCAGGAGACATTAAAAAACATACAATTGAGGCTTGCACCCCCAGCAAAGGTTGCGTGCGACATATATTTGAAGGTGAATTTGCCAAACTCCGTTATATCACTTCAAATAGAAAATGGGAAGCTCGACCAGTACCGGATACACTATTTGCTAAAGGAACTCTTTACGCAGAAATGTGTCCAGAAAATGACGGTCAAATACAAGGTTTACAACCATACGGTTGTTGTGCTGGACAACAAACAGTTACTATTCCAAACGGAACAGCGCTAAATACCAGTGATTTCAAACTTGCTGGAAAGACTGGGTATAATGTATTCGCTGTTTATAGCGGTGTGGGTAATACTTGGATGATTATCCAAGTATTACACGAAGAAGTAGAACTTCTTGAAGATGTTATATCTGACATCGGCACTTCTGATGATTGTCCATCAGTATCTGGAAAGAAGCGTAAATTCGCATTGATGACTTGTGTTCCAGAACCAGAACCATTTGATCTATTAACTTTCGAGAAGATGGATGCAATTACTGGTATCACTTTAGGAACGTGTGGTCTTGAATTAGAAAAGACTTCAATTTGTGTTGCAGCAGTTGGTGCTAGTAGTGCAGGTGGTACAGTTGATTTTCAGCAAGTTGAAGTTGTAACTAATGTATTTGCTGGTCCTGATTGCAGCTTTACAATAGATAAAAAACTTGTATGTGTTGCCGGATCATTAGGAGCTTCTCCGTCACTTGCCACTCTTATGACTGTAGATGTTGATGTAGTAACATCATTTGAAGTTTATGATACTAGCGGTGATTTGCTTAGTGCGCCAGATGATGGCGGAACGTGTCAGGTACTTGCGAAAACTAAAACTATCAAAGTCTGTGCCGCATCAACAGAAAGTCCATTTGCACTTGATGTGATTACATTTGAATTGCAATCTCTATTGTATAATGTTTATGATGATGGTGAAGATATTATTGGATGCTGGTTAGATATATTTGTTCCGTGTGTTGGTGGCTCTTTCTGCGATGTAGTTATTCCAGTTGATCCTTGCCCACCAGAAGGTAGTGGTACACCAGAAGAATTAATCATGCACGAAAGAATGCTAAGAGAAGCTGAACAACTGAGAATAAAATTAGATGGGTCTGATTCGTAACGGAACTAGAATACTTCGAGCTAAGTCTGGAAAGTTAGCTCACTCTCTCAATTGCTGTTGCAAGAAATTAAATTGCAGTCAGAAATTGTGCGATTGTGCTGTTACTACTCCACCATGTTTATCTGCGCCTTCATACCGTTACCGAATGAAAACTGGTGACTTCACTAATTGCTTGCCAAATTGCTTCGATCAAGTAAATACTAATTTTGTTAATGCTGGTGCTGGTCCTGGTGGTGTCGGTATTTCAATGGCAAGATTAGGTGGAACAAGTTGCTGTTCTTTTGGTCCCGGCGCAACTATTGGCGTTTGCAATTGTGCTATTCAACCTGCAATGATAACTCCCGGTCAAATGGGTGTTCTCACTTTAATGGGTTGTGAAGAATATAATGGTGAATGTCGTGTGAGAGCTAAACTTGCTATAGCTAATGCAGAGTTTATGTGCTTCCCGTTCCGATTAGATGCAACTATTGCTGCGCCCAATGTAATGACCTTAATTGCAGGTACTACTTTCCCTTGTTGCAATACACCGACTGAAATGGAAGTTTGGGCTGGATAATTATGACATTAGCATCACGAATAAAGATTCAGGAGCAAACGAAGAAGGCATTTGAGCAGTATGAAAGAGTTAAACGTGCTGAATCAAAGCAAATGGCTATTTATTCACAATTTGATTGTGGATACCGTTCTCCAGCCAATACATGCACTTTGTATGGTGATTGTTCTCAAATTCCTAAAGACGGTGCAGCTTATTGCGGTAGTTGTTCTAGTAGGTTGATTGAACTTGGAATTGCATTAGTGCAACCAACTCTTAATGAATTACCTTCACAACTACTCGAACCAATATTTAGGCATAGAGTTGGTAATTTGGCAGTCGATCAGTTTCAGCTTAATTGTGGTATAATTAAGTATGAAGGTAAGACTTTACTCGCTTATCGTAAAGGTTGGGGTAATGCAGAAGTCTGGTTAGCTGAATTGGATGATAATTTTGATGCAATATCGAATGTAAAACTAGAAGTGCCTGCTACAAAATATAATGAATTAGGGTCAGAAGATCCTCGTTTATTCATTCACGAAGGTAAGCTATTCTTAATGTTTATTGGGTATACGCAAGCGACAGGTAAGCGTGCAACCCATATTCTTTACTCGCTTATCTCATCGAATGGTGCAGTAGTTTCTACTTTCCTTCCGTATCTATCTGCTAGAGGCGCTTGGGAAAAGAATTGGGGATTCTTTTCTTACAGGAAGGAATTGTATGCTGTCTACTCGATTCATCCACATATCATCATTAAGGTAAGTGATGATCGTGCTTGGATCAGTACAATTACTTCATTAGTGTATCCTGATTATTTAGGTTCGCCTCGTAGCGGTTCTTCACCATTCCTTCATAATGATGAATGGTATTGCTTTACGCATAATTGTTTTCGTTATGGAAATAATCGTTGGTATGGAATGTGTTGTTATACATTTGAGAATAAACCACCATTTAAGCCATTAAGGTATGCAGATGGATTTTTAATGTTGCCGGATAAAAAAGATCGACCAGCTTCGCATGTTCCACACGTTATTTTCCCGAACGGTGCTTACTTGGAGAATAATGAGTGGATAGTAAGTTACGGATACTATGATAAGTACAGTGAAGTTGTGAAATTTGATGCGATGCAGCTTGAGGGAGTATTGAAGCCAATATGAAGCTATATTGTATATGTTGCGATCAAATTCCGTGGCGAAAAGAAGCCGCGATTAAAGAATTCGCAACACAAAACCTTGATGTTGAAATGTTTCAAGGTATCCACGGACCAACATTTGGTTTAACCGCAAGATTGCCATGTTTCGACAGTAAGCCGTATTTTATTTCACCTGGGTATATTGGCCTTCATCTTTCTAACTTATTATTATGGAGTAGATGTTGTGAGAGAGATGATGAGCATATTGTAATCTTTGAGGATGATCCAGTTCTTTTGCCGAACTTTATGGCTCGCCTCAATGAAGTCATTGAAGTTCTTCCGAGGTATTGGGACATTTGTAATCTTTCACCTTGTTGCGATGAAGAATCTAAAACAACGCAGGATGTTAATGAGTTATTGAAAGTAACGAAATATCCGATGTGCATGAACGCAATGCTTTATAATAAGAAAGCGTTGCCATTCATTATCAAGCAATTGAGTGTAATATGCAACTCGCACGTTGATATTGAGATGGAGAAGTTAGTTCTTCCATATCTCAATCAATACTGTGTCAAGGCACCGCTTGCAAAACAAGTTGTCGATTATAGCGTATGTGGCAGAGGAGAAAGAACATATAAAGATTTAGAAGGGTGGGAATTTGATTTCAGTGTCATATATGATGAAGCATTAGATAGGGTACAAGCTCCATCTGTATTTGTTGAAATTGGTTCATGGTTCGGCAAATCTGCTTCGTATATGGCAGAAGAAATTAAACGTAGATACTTACCAGTCAACTTCTACGCGGTTGATACTTGGAAAGGATCAATGAATCAACCAGAAATGCTGGAAGTAGTTCAGAAACATGGCGGAGATTTATTCAAGAAGTGGCAGATGAATATGTCGGTCACTGGAGCTATTGACTTTGTAATCCCGATACAGAAAGATTCAATTGAAGCTGCTAAGCAATTTGAAGATAAATCGGTTGATTTTGTTTTCTTCGACAGTGAGCATACATATAAGCATTTATTAGCTGAACTAGCTGTTTGGCTGCCGAAGTTGAAAGATACTGGTGTTGCAGCAGGTCACGATCTTGTTTTATTTCCAGAAGTGCGTAAATGCGTACATGCAGTATTTGGAAATCAATACAGAACATATAAGAATTCTTGGATCGTCGAAACACATCCGAATAAGTATGCAGCTAATACGTCGCCAGTTAGAATGACATCAAGAGAAAGAATTGCTAAACAAACAAAAGCGGCGATAGAGCGACGCCCGCCAAAACGAATGCGTCAAAATAAAGGACATTATCCTTTAGTTTTATTTAATTGCATTCATCGCGGAACAGATAAAATAGGTGAAGTACCATGCGGCTGTTCTACTTCACCACCAATATTTAAATGCAATCATCCTTATTTACAACCACCAAAGTTTAGTGGTGAGTGTGTTAAGATAATTGAAATTGGAGCAAGAGAGCAGCTAATAGAAGAAAGAAAGTTACTTGTCTGTCAGAGTTGTACTCTGAGAGTTTCTGCACCTGGCGTTCCAGGTACAGTAGAAGAATGGAAATTACTTAATAATTCAGAAGGAGATAATAATGTCTCAAGAGCTTCCGACCAGACCGGAACAACAGAGGAAAGAAAAGAAACCGCCAGCACCTAATGACGCTGAAATACTTACGAAAAAACTTGGTTTAACTGCATTTGGTGTTGCACAACCTGAAATGCCATCGGCAGCGGCGGAAAGAGTTCCCGAAAAGCCTGATGATGTTCCAGAAAGAACAAAGCAATGGCTGGACAAAACCGTACCAGAAAAGCCCGTGGTGTTGGAGAAATAGTCAAGCAAACTTTATCTGCTTGGCATATTAGTTCCCACGTCGGCTGTAATTGCGATGCTCTTACTAATGAACTCGATGCGGTAGGCGCTGACGCAATAGAAATATTATTCGATGAATATGTAGATAAGTTCATCGAATCTTCAAAGACGTGGCGGGAAACGGGAAATCTTATCCAGAGACATATCCCGCTTCCGCCACGTTTTGTTTTTGAAGAATTACTTGAGTATGGAATTACGAAGCATCGGGAGGAATCTTCTGCTTCCCCTGATTAATGTTTGTAATTTCAACCGCAACTGATTGAAGGAAATATTTTACTCTTTCTTCAAAGAATGCTGGTTCATTTTTACGTTCAAAAACAACTTCTCCTGGGAAGTTCAATTCTCCACGATATTTCTGGCCTTCAACCAGTTTCATCACTGTGATAAAGAATCCACCTGTATATCGGTCGGATTCTATCTTGTAATCGTCAATCACACGATCTATCTTAGCGCTAATCAATTGCAGGATCATTTTCATTTCCTTTCATCAACTTTTCGAGTTGTACTTCAGTAATGTGCATTCGATCTACGAGATTATCTACCGCTTGGATATAATAATCCCACTTTTTGTATTGTCCTGATGGATGCGCAGTTGAATCATCTGTGCCAATAATCTTGTAGATGATTCCACCGATAGAAACATTCTGACCGATATCAAATTTAAGTTTTCGTGGCTCTGACATTTTGCTCTGCTTCTTTCTTTAGTTCGAGTAAGAACGGTAAACAACGACTCCAAATATACCTTCTTCTAACTTCTTTCTTGCCGTGTATCATACCATGACACATATGGCAAATTGAAAGTAAATCTTCATCTCGTTCAAAACCGAGACGTTCATACGTTCGGTGATGAACTTCAGTTGCCCAGCGAAGTTCGCATACTTCGCACAAGCCATCTAGGCGCTGGCGAACTAATTCAGTGCGCGCGAACCATTCGGGTGAATTAATATAAGCGTAATAGTCAATCATCTTTTCTCCTCATCCCTACTGGATATTTCCAAACTTCATCATTGATCCAGATTGGTTCATCCTTATCAAGATATTTGATCCAATTACTCGGATTAGGTCCAAGCGTTGAATCAAATAGAATTAGATAAAACAAACAAGCTACTGCCATTTCAGGTGAGTTACCTGTTCCACAAGGTGGAGTTCCCGGTAAATCGAGACAATCAGCACGATAATAATGCTCATTCACTTGGTCAATTTTGATGTTCATTTCTGAAAATCCTCCTTCCTCTTGAATTCCCTGTATGTGACGAAGATATTCTCTACCTTCTCACAGAAGTCGATTATACTCCTTGCACGTTCTAAATCTTGACATTCAATTGCAATAGTAGCATTACCTCTGAATGCTGCCATCACTGAGTCAATATTAAAAGCTACCTTCTTGAATTTATTCAGTGTAACCGATTGGTCGTGTAAAGGAAACCAGTAGATACCGTGATTCCTTATCCAAGTCGATTTTCCACTTGCTGGTGGTCCGTAGCAAATTATTATGTGGATCATTTATATTTCACCTTTCTGCTCTCTGGTTTTGGAAATCTGTTCTTCAATTTGTGGCAGTTGCGGCAACCTGTACTTGCAGTCAAAGCGTCTTGCACTAGAGTTGCAATGAAACCACATTTCTCGCATTCTACAGAATAATAGTGGTATCCACCGCGCGAACCGACTAATCGAAGTATCTTCTTACCACTCACAACCTGCCCAACCTTATAGTAAACTCTCCGTTTATACGGGTAAATCTTCCTACCCTTCTTTACGCGACTATCCAATGCGCGTGACATTACTTCCTCCCCATAAAAATGTCAATGAGGAATTGATCTAATTCCTCATTCAATGAAAAAACATAAAGCTCCAATGCTTTATAGTCATCAGGTCCAATTTCAAGTAAATACTTGAAAGCCTTTGCTCCAGCGTAGAAAGCTCTACGCATTTCGGTAACTTGAATTTCAGGTGCATCAGGTGGAATAACATTGAATCTGAAATCAATGAATTGCTGTTGCAATGTTCGCTGTGGTGGAAGTTCTGGCATTTTATCTCCTAGTTAATACTGTAATTAATTGCCTAATTAGCCCCTGGTCGCCCTGTTTCGCCCCAATCAGGGGGTGGTCAGTCGATTTTTGCCTCTATACGCCAATCCTATAGGGTAGACTTTGCGAGCCTTGAGCGCTGGCTATCGAAACGGGTTTCGGGTCGATTCGGTAGGCGATAGCCTAGCCTAGCCCACGCTAGGGGCTGCCATTTTGACAGTCTACCCATCCTGGCCCAGCAGGGTAATTACCCGATTAATTCAAGTTTATTCTTCCCCTTCAATAAAGTTCGGCTCAATGAATTCCCTTCTGAATGAATTTAATTCTTCATTCAACTTTGAAGTTAATTCAATAGCTTCATCCTTCGTCAAATTACGCGCGCACATCATTGCACCGGGTCCATTATATGCAATGAACATCACGGTGAAGATATTCTGAGCGTAGCTGCAATAACTAAATCTTCCGGTTAATCTTGGGATTTCCGGTTCTGACGTTCTTGAATCTCTGCGATCATCAAGCGGTGGCACCATTCCAAATTCCTCTCTCAAATAAAGTATTGTTTGCATTTTCTAGTTTCGATTTGAAAATTTCTTTCTTATCTGTGAACCTCCAATTCATATCTGATATTCCGTACTCAGCTTTCAATGGAACACTAAACTGTACGCCTTCAATTGGCTTCTCAATTTCTTCCAAAATCAATGGCACTAATTCTTTCACTCTGCTTCTCTTAATAGAGAAAAGAAAAGCATCGTGAATAAGAGCATGAAGTATACAATCCATTGAAATAAACTTCTGTAATCTCAAGCAGATATCTTTGAATATGTCTGCTGCACTTCCTTGGCACACACTATTGAATGCTTTGAAATGAAATTCATATGGTAGATGTCTTTCCCTTCCTAGCAATGTTCGCACGAATCCTCTGCTCTTGATTACATCACCCGCTCTGTATTGCGTTGGTTTTAATTCAGGTAAAGTCTCATGGTATTTGTTGTATACTTGCAATGCGCGTTGCACCCTTAATTCTTCAGTTTTTAATTCACCAGCAATTTCTTTTAAGGATGAAAGCATAGTGAGGCACTTACCCTTACCTCCCCCATATCCAAGCATGAAATTAACATTCTTTGCAGGTTTACGCGGTATCTTACACATATCAGCAACCCACACATGAAAATCAGTAGTAGGATCATCATTGAATGCTTTGATTGCTTTTAGATTGTTAATGTAGTGAACGATGATTCTGAATTCAATCTGCGATAGATCGAAGTTCACTAACACATATTCATCTTCCCACGGAACAATGTATTCTTTTGCGGGTTCCGAAAGTTGCATCATGTTCGGGAAAGTACATGACAGCCGCCCAGTCCTCACAATTTGATTATTATTTGGATGTATTAAATCCCAACCTAAAACGTGTTGTGTTATGTATGGAGTGGTGAATGAGGTCAGTAATTTCTGTTCGCGTTGATAATCAAGATATGTTTTAACTAAATGTGGATTCTCATCATAATGTTTGAACACAGATGCTTTATCAAAGCTATATTCTATTTCATCTTCTGGTAATTCACATTCAGCAAGCTTCTTCAATGTTTTTTCAGTAAAATCCATTTTCCAACCGAGTACATCACAGAATAATTTCTCAAGATATTCTTTCTTACCAGGATAGAAATGCTGCATTCCAGTTAAGCTTTTGATCTTTGTTATTCTTCGATGCTGTCTACCATGTATTCCTTTCAAATCTTTCATCAACTTTTCTCTGTCGGTCTTTAATCCAATTTGCTCCATTTGAAGAAGCATAGGAAGAAGTTGATGTTCTGTATTTACTACTCGTTGGCATCCTTTATGAATATTTGCATTACACCATCTATATAGATGACGAACGGCAAGAACGTCAACTGCGGCATATACTGACATATGATCTGGTGGTATTAATCCATAATCTTTTAATTTTCTACCAAGAAATTGTTTTATTCCGGCTTCATATGGTGTAATGTCAATCCCAAGTTCTTTCATCATCTCAGTCAAACCATAACTAAATTTTTCCTTTATCGGTGCGAGCTTTGAAAGATTCAAAGTATCGAGCATCGCACATTGTGGAATATATCCTGTTTCATTAATGAGAACATGCAAATCATACTTGATATTATGATTAACCCAGTATTTTGCTCTCTGAAGTAATTCTTGAATCCATTCAATTATTCGTTCAGATGAGATATTAGGGCAATCATTTCGATTATAACAATACTCACCCTTATCATCAATAAAAGCATGTCGCACGGGGGCGTAATAAGGTATAGGCTCATTGTCAAAAAGAATCGCTACACCAAGTATTTTGCACTTTTCATGGGGATGTATTGATGCAACATCTTTTTCACCTGATGTAGTTTCAAAGTCAAGATAAAGATTTGTTAGTGAAGATGGGAGAGGTAATTCATCATTTGGATGAAGAAGTTTAACGCAAGTATTCCATACCGGATCAATACTATTTCCTAAATAAGTAATCGGTAGTTGAAGCATATCAGGAGCCTTTGGATCAGGAGCTTTGTTGTAATTTCGCTGCTGCTACTTTTGCTCTTGCATCTGCGTATGCTTTTGCTTTCATTGCAGCAAACTCAGCATATACTTGATGCCCAGGAAATCCCTTTATATCTATCATATGGATATATCCATTTTCTTCTGGATATTTTATTGCTTGCTTTTCATATTGTGTATAATCCTTACAATAAAATACGACTTCCCATTTAAGGTCTGCTGGTATCCATTTTGCGATTATATATTGCATCGGTGGTGCTCCTATCTTTGGTTGCTGTTTCCAAAACTTTAACGGACAAAAATCTGGAACTACTGGCATGAAGCCAATGAAATTACTAAATTCGCCAGCATCAGGAGTATTAATCCCAGGAGTAAACAAATCATCATGCCCGCACCAGAATTGATATGCTTCATCTGGTAACTCCATATCCTTACGTTCTTCGTGAATAAGATGTTCGCATCCATCACAAGTTTCTGGTTCGCTTTCCATACTCACTCCTTATTTGGATTACGCATCAGTGATTGACGCCAATCCATACCAACTGGGAATTCCATTTGAACTATTCCAGTTAATCTACAACTCGGACAATCTGGATACCAACAATCAGTTACTAAAGTCGGTCTTTCTGCGAATGCGTACCATTCTTCATTCGATTGCATCGCAATATACTTTGCGATTAACCATTCTGGCCAAGTCCATTTCTTTTTCAGGATTACCGCTCGAAATGATTTCCAAGTAGAGAACTTCTCATCAGGCTCTTTGAGTTGTCCGTAATCGTCAATCCAATAGTCAGTAGTGGTAGGACAACGCATCACCGCATCAGCCAATTCGTAACCTTCGGGAATTTCTACTCCAACTAATGCTATTCTATTCGCTACAATTTCCACTTTTGGTTCCTCACTTTTTGGATGAACAGTTTCAGTACCACATCGAGTACATTTGTGTTTTTCACCAGATGGAACTTGATATGGTAATTTAAGCATGTAATCTGAAGTGCAACAATATTGACAATACATTTATTTACTCCCTAAATAATGAGCATTACGAACAAACTCTGACGCCATGAATCTAGTTAAATCCCTTCGGAAA